ATTATAAAGATTATTAGATTATAACATTATAAAGATTATATTATAAAGATTATTAGATTATAACATTATAAAGATTATATTATAAAGATTATTAGATTATAACATTATAAAGATTATATTATATAATAATAGGATTGTATGAGAAAAACTCCTAAAATTCTAACGAATGATAAATATAAATATTATGATTTAGAGTTTCCAATATATAAGACAAAGAATGGTGGGCGACTAATTAAAATAGGAAATGTATTCCATAACATGGAAAATAATACTACAATAGATAAAATAAAGGATGAATATAATAAGAAAATACGCGATGAATTATGCGAAGAAGATAAAGAATATGTTATTATCTAATTTCAAACGAAGATACAATAAAACTAATATAATAAACATCTTATATAATATACTGTATCTTGCAAAAGCATTGATGTGCGCACAAATATATGAAATCAATACAGACTAATCAATATTGATTTCATTGTGCATTTTGAGAATATCATCAAAACGCCATCCTTGTGATAGCCTCGTTTTTTTGATTTTTTTGAACTTTGCACATATTATACTTTGTTCTAAATTGATACAGCAATTAATGCCGAGAATATTAACAATCATCTTGTAATTGTATAATATGAAAGATATGTGTTGTTTATTATTATAGATATTTCCAAGACCATTATTGTATTGCCAACAATTAATCAGTGTTTCTGTATAATCACTAATTATATAATCAGCAAAATAGCACAAAAACTTCTCGGACTGCTTATTAAGCATAATCATTATTTCTTTTGTAATCTTAACACCGAACTCTTTAGTATTATCTTCTGTTTGCTTTTCTTCTACTGATTGGATATTTTTAGACTTTTGATATAAACAGTTGAATATTTTAATCGCATACAGTTCTGCACGATTTTTGCTGATTACATCAGAAATGTGTTGATTTTCCTTTACTGCCTTACAAACCTTGTATATCATCTGACATTTCTTGGAGTCATTAATGCCTTTGAATGCTATCTCATTAGCAAATACAATTTGGGCTACAAGAGCGCCGTCCATTATCTGGATAATTTATATTTTAAAAATTTATCTATCAATTTTTTTGGCAAATAATTAAAAATAGACATATTGTTTCTAAATATCCGACAGATGAAAAAACATCTAAAGGAATATATTATAGCGATTATAATGACATTGAAAAAATATTATATAAATTAAAATAAATGTCCAATGGTGTAATGAAGATAAGGAGCGTGTTATCTAATTTCAAACGAAGATACAATTAGGTAATTAACCAGAGTTTTAGTAATACTATCAGTATTCTTAATATCATTAAGAGTATTAGTTTCTAGATAATATTTATAAGCATTATCAATACCATAAGACATAAGGATATTGTTAATATCATAAACACTCATTTTTCCAATTTCATTTTCAATAAAATTATACAAATCATTTTGTAAAATCTCGCGATTATCGTGACAATTATTATTGTTATAGCAAATTTGTTCATATATCACTTCACAATAATCATAAATACTTTCATGTATAATTTCTTTCATATAACATTCGAACATAGCGTTTATCAGTAGATTAGTTAATATACAATACTAACGCCTATCATATCAATTTTTATTATTTATTGAAAAGATAAAAAATATATATATTTATCAAGGTGTAATATCCTTTTTACTTACATTTGATACTATTGTATAGTTCAAGAATATCTTCGATATTCCACAACATAAACTCGACCTTTTTATAAGTTTTTTTATTTTCCTCAATTTTCCTTAATTTTAGAGAATTCAATTCGCTTTCAAAATCGATACCAAGAATCTTAACGATGATTCGCTTATAATTATATAAGAGATGCTTACTAATCAAGCGCGAATCGTAATAGATGCTTTTATAACCACTATTACATAGAATGTTATGATTTAAAATTTTAATATAATCCAGCAATATAAATTCTATGAAACATTCGCGAAAACATGGTTTCTGTTTATCGAGCATCGTAGAGATAGAGTCGGCAAATTTCGTGCTAAACTCTTCGGCGATAGCGTCAACATCTCCTTCGGCACTATTTAAATCACTGACATGTTTTCGCAAACAATTGAAAATGCGAATTGGGTAAAGTTCAACACGATTCTTATCAATCGTATTAATGATGTGCTCATTCTCTTTGGCAGCCCTACAAACACCCGCGAGCATATGGCATTTCTTGGCGTCATTGATATCTCTAAAGGCGTTCTCGTTGGAGAAAATGATTTGTGCTAGGAGCGAGTTATCCATTGTGGGATATAGTTAGGTATCCTTATATCTATATTATCAATTTTTATTATAGTTTAAAAATAAATAGAGCATTTTAATTTATACTAGATTTTACATTTTTTCTAATTTAAAATTTGAGTACATAACTTTTTATTTTCTAATATTTCAAAAGTTTTCTAGAAATTTCTAAATAAAAAAAGTTATGTACTCAAATTATTCTATTCATTTTTTGAAAAATTCTAGATACGATTTATATGATATGCTAAAAACAAAAAAATATAAAAACAAAAGCAATGCGATATCTTAACAGCACTTAGTATAGCGCAAAATTATCTAATACATAAATTTTAATCAATAAGAACAGAGAAAATACTAGAATACAGAGCAATATATCTATAATAGATCTTTCCAAAGAATATAAAGTGTCATCTAATATTATTAGGATTTCAGTTAGCATCCAATGATAGGCGATAGGCGATATTATGATATATTATGATATAATCATTTTTTTTAATTTACATAGAATAATACATATTATCACAAGACTCTTCTTTTTTAACAGAGCATTTATGATATAGCGACATAATAACATCGTATAATATTTTACATATTCTAGATTTTTCACACATATATTATAAATCTTAATAAATCCTAATAAATCCTAATATTATATAATAACTTTATTACCCCCTGTGGGACTCGAACCCACACTCTTTTGATTAGAAGTCAAACGCGATATCCAATTTCGCCAAGAGGGCATAAAAATATAGAAAAAATAGTAATAGGTGTATTTAATGTAATACACTATATACGTATATAATTATATTTTGTATTTGAACGCACTATATAAGAACAATATACAATATAGGAATTATAAATGGATGTAGAAGGTATAATTTTAGTATTATCGTGTCAAAAACATAGATATACGCGATTAATACATTTAAATCTTAATAAACACTCGTATAATAATTGGAAAGTTATAAAAGTAATAGGAAAACCATTTTTGAAAAAAGAATATGAATTAGTAGATGATATATTATTTATAAGATGCGAAGATAGTTATCTACATTTATTAAAAAAATTCGCGCTATCTTTAAAATATATTTACAAATTATTTAATATAAAACAGGGTGTTTTAAGGTGCGGCGACGACCTTATCTTTAATGAAAATAATTTAATAAAATTTTTGGATGGAGAAAAATACGATTTTTATGGTAAATCTCCGAATCCTGATGCGTCTCTTAAAGATAAAAAATTATTAGAAAATTTGAAATTTGAATTAAAATATGATGATTTTATGTTAAATTATTATTTAATACACACAAAAGAGTTGTCAGATGCTCAACACGGGATTAATATGACTATAGAAGAACTCAATAAATATCTAGTAAGACCTTATTTAAATGGGCCAACAGGCGTACTTTATTACATTTCGAATCATTCGTGTAATGTTATAATAAATACCATGGAAAAAATATCGTATAATATATTTCATCTGGACGAATATACAAATAGTTATCCATATATTATCGAAGATACCGCTATTACATATATTATGTATCGTAATGAAATACCTTATACCGACAATCAATTGTTTTACAGCGATTATAAACACGATGATAAAGTTATAGCGATTCATACAAATATAGAAAAATATACTCAAATTTAATAATCATTTTCTCATTATCTTCATTTATAAAAAATGATATATATGTAAGTATTATAAGTATAAGTATAAGTATTATGTGCGATAATAGCGATTATATTATTACGACCGAAGGAACAAAAGATAAAATTATAGGAGGTGTCGATGAAGTTGCTAGAGGTACTTTTATTGGCCCTGTAATAGCGGCGTGCGTAGTTTTACCTAAAAGTTTTCCCGATGAAACTTACAAACAGATTAAAGATTCTAAAAAATTATCAGAAAAAAAGCGCGAATTCTTGGCATCTTATATTAAGGATATATGTATAACATATGGAGTCGGCGAAGTATCTAATGAAGAGATTGATAAAATTAATATATTAAATGCCACAATGAAAGCGATGAATCGCGCAATAAATGAGGCGTATAAAAAGCATCCTTTTAATTATTTATTAATAGACGGTCCTAACTTTAAAGGGTATATTCCGCCCGGCGAAGATGAAGATATGATAGAATATGAATGCGTATTACAAGGTGATGCTAAATACTTATCTATTGCTGCGGCATCAATAATAGCGAAAGATTATCATACAAAATTAATAAATAAAATGGTTGATGACAACCCGCGACTAATGTTATATGATATTAAAAAAAATAAAGGATATGGAACTAAAAATCATCTGACAGCATTAAAAATGCACGGATTAAGCGATTTTCACAGAAAGACATTTGGAATATGTAAAAGCCTATAGTATAGCGTAAGTATAGCGAAACGACAAAGTGTTTAAGACGCTGCTTTAGTTACAGATATCGGAGCGGTATTCTCGGCGCTTTTATAACAATCTAGATAACTCCAAGAAATACCACATTTTTTAGCATATTCGCATTTTAATTCTTGATTTTTTTCCTTGCTCTCTAATGTATCTAATAAATTAGGATAAATTTCATTACATATTAAGGGTTTTTTTGTTCCAATTTTAACATTAGCAGTATCAGTGGGAAACACGTATCGGTTTGTATTGGCACCTTCGTATTCTACTATACTACTAGCAAAATATGCTGGTTTATTTACTAATTCTCCTTGTCCTTCGATATTACTATTCGTCCAAGCAGATTTATAAACGCCTGATAATTCAGCATATTTTTTTAAACCACTTGATGATTCCACACTACTAGTATCGGCTATATCAACGTATAAATATTTCGCTTTATCCATATTTGATATAAAATTATTACATGTAGTAGCATAATTATAAGTATTATTTTCATTATTAACTAATTCCAGTTGTGATTTGAACTCCGGTAAACTACCAAATACGCTTTGATCAGGAACACACTTGTATTTTAATATATTTTTGTTATTTGATAGTATTATATCATTATCATTATTTAATATATACTGGTCATTTTTGCCTATATTATACATATAATTGCAACCATAATCATATGCCGGCATTCTTTCATCGTTGCGAGAATATCTCTTAACATTGTTAATAATATCGTTAATATTGCTCGTATCAACTACTTTTTCTAATTTCCAGTAATCTGGACATACTGGAAGAGTCTCCACGCTCTTTTTTAATTTACGAGGTTTAATGCTAAAAATTGAAACTATTAAATATATTATTATTATAATAGCACCTAATACATATGTAATAACCGCGGGAAAAAATTTATTATATATATATGTTCTGCCCCAGTCAGTAAAAAATATTACAGATAACAGAATAATAGCGGAAATACCATATACAAAACATACCATCCACGTTCCCTTATACATATTAAGTTTCTCAAGTTTGAACAATTCTAACTCTTTTTGATTAGGTTTAAAGCGTACTTTTGTTTCCGGGTCTAACCCTAAATCTGCTTCATCATATGAAAAAGCATTATCTATATAACCACTCATTTTTCTATATTTTTCTATACTTCTATAATATTATATTATTTATTATTTATTATTATAAATATTTCGTAACATCGAGAGTTCTAGTTCCCTTTTTCGAAGGCAGCGTAGATCTTTCAAGAGGTACGGGCATTGTGCTAATGTCCTGTATATATTTTTGCGATTGTTTAATATTTGATATAATTTCAGGTACGCTCCACTCAATAACGCGCGTATTTAAGTCCAATATCTGCGACTTTATATTATATTTGCTATTTTTTCCATATTGAAAATAGATAGACCTCATTATAATTTTAAGTTCATCGTCGCTTTGTCTAGATATATTTATTTGCCCATCAGTGTCATTTAATATTTTATTACGAATACCTTTTTGTAATAAATCAATATTATCAATTGAAAAAAATATTTTAGAAACTTCTGTACAATCTAAATTGCGGGATATTACGTTTATTTGATGTTCGCTCGCTTTTACGCGCGCTTTTTCAATATTTAATGCGCTGCCATTGGTGGCATTAACGCGTCCATTTAAAAAATTCATTCTATGTAATATTGGGTTGGATTCATCTAATTTTAAAAATTCCATTGTTCTTAATATATATAATTATTTTCATTTTATATAATAGTAGTAATAATTAATATATGACAGATTGTAAAGATATTAAAATTTGTTCTCTCGAATTACTTAAAAGAATAAAACATTATAAGCGCGTCAATAAAGCGGATGAAGAAAAAATAATAAATATAATGAATATTTATTTAGACAAACTTATTTTTAATATTACTGCCTTGTGTGCGCTGTTATGTTTAAAAATGGGAGTTAAAAAAATATTAGACAGTCATATGAACTATCTATTATATTATATTAATAAATATTGTAATTCGTCCCGTATAAATAATAAATCTTCGAAAGGAGCGTGCGTTTCAGGAATGAAAGGCGGTGCGTTTAATACGGCGGCATTTTTCGGCGTTGATGAATCTAAACATTACAAGATAGAAAATGCTGGCAAAGATGTGATGAATTGCGATTTTAATAACAATATTGCGAGACCTGCGCTGGGATTACAAATGACTGGAGGTGCCTGTTTAAAATTAAATAAAATTGTTAAATTGAAAATTAAGAAGGTTTTTAAACATTTTAATATCAAAGTAGGTGATAAATCATTAGAAATTATTATGGTGAAATTCAATGATATATTAAATGATTTAACGAAAAAATTAGGTAATAGCAGAAGCAGTGAATTAAAATTTTCTAACTTTAAGAAACTAATTTATAAAACTAAAATAATGAAAAATGATATATAAATATATATGAATATAATTATTAAAAATGCCAATAATTACTTTGGATGGTAATATAGGTTGTTATAAAACTAGTATTTTAAATTATTTTCATAAAAATTATAAAACGCCAGTAGATTTGGAACCCGTTGATAACTGGAGCGAATATCTTAATAATATGTATAATACAGAAAATAGCACGTACAATTTTCAAATAAAAGTTTGGCTAGATAGATGTTGGATACAAGAAAAATCTAACACTATAATCTTGATGGAACGGAGTCCGTATTTTATTAAAAATGTATTTGTAGAGAAGGCATTTGAAGATAAAACTATTAGCGAAGAAGAATATAAAAACATTTTAACACTCCATAAAACGACGGATAAATTATGGGAACCATGTGGATATATATATCTCCGTTCTAACCCCGAAATATGCTTTAATAGAATTAAAAAGAGAGGCAGAGAAGCGGAAAAAAATATTAAAATGGAGTATATTAAAAGAATCCATGAATTACATGAGAAAAATTATGAAGAGGCAATTAAAAATAATAAAAACATGTTATGTATTGATGTTGAAAATAAAAACGTAGCGGATATATGTAGCGAAATTATATCATCTGGCATTTATAATAATATAATTAATCAAGTATATAATATGTGATGTATATAATATCTGATGTATATAATATGTAATGTATATAATATGTGATGTATATAATATGTAATTACCCATATTTAGCAGGGAACTATAGGAGATTTAGTTCCCACAAAGCAACTATAATACAATCTATCCATATCCTTGTATTCTAATGTAGGTGTAGATGAATGAATTAACTTTCTATTATTGAATATAAGAAGGTCATTATTTTCCCATTTAATCTCTACGATATTATTTTTTGTAACCACGTATTTTGACATAATTTCTCTGTATAAATCAAAACTATCTCCGCAAGACATTTTATCAAATTTAGCAAATCTGAAAGGCGACAGCATTAATGCCTTCCGATTTCTATTATAATTTGAATAAACTACCAAGGGCTCTTTTGTAATAATGCTCTCTTCTTTTTCTATTTTGATTTCGTTGCTCTTAACTCTATTATATCCAGTGTAATCAAAATAAGTATTCATCATTCCAGTATTAGCATTTGAATAAATAACCTTTAAATCGTAAATTTTATCCTTAATATCACTATCAATACTATCATATGCGTCTTCTAGACTCGCAAATAGCGTATTTCCGCCAATTGAAGGAGTTTTAATCATATACATACTGGAAACTACAGGGGGAAGATATGTTCCCTGTCCTACTATATCTTGATGCCATACGAGAGAGTTTTTAAAAGGTTCGCTATATTTCAGATAAGTATCTTTGACGCCGTGAAGGTCTTTAATATAGCAATTACCCCGCAACGCTATTTGCGGAACAACATCGACTTTAGAATATTCGAATGGGTGAATAGTTTCATTATTATTTTTATCGTCAAACAACTTACAAAACTCATAATATTCTGCTGGATTAAGTTTTTGATTTTTAAATAAAAGCATTGGAACACTATTGAATAATTTAATAAGTTCGCATTTATCATAATCAGACAATAATTTAATATCTACTTTTGAGATTACAGCATAATTTCTTTTATATGTTGGAAATGAAATAGAATATGAATGAGAACATTGTAGTGCGATGAATAAGTAGAATATGATAATAAAATCATATTTCGCGAAGAACGTCATCTTTCGTAATATTAATATTAGCGTGCTTTAATATTAATTAAAAATAATAAGAATTATCAATTTTTATAATTTTGAGTTTTCCAATTCAATATATTCATGTACCTTATTTTTAGAAATAGCGATTACATAATTTTTTATAGATTTTGAGAGTAATGTAGATGCCTTATTAGGAACAGCGCTGGGAATATTAGGTACGCAATAAATACTAACATTATTATATTTAATATATGGGTTATCTACTGTAGTCGGCACAGACTGTTCTGTTATCCCTCCTTGATCTATTGCGACATCCATAATAATGCTATTTTGCGGCATAGTATCTAAAATTTCATTCGTAAGCAACCGATTCGCCTTCGCGCCAGTATTGTATATACTGCCAATAGTAATAATTGATTTTTTCATAAGTAATCTCAAATTATCTTCATTCATATTATAAATATTGATAATATCCTTTGTATCTTCATTGCTGTCAGCAGATGCCTTAATTTTTGTAATCTTGTCCATATCTATATCAATTAGATTGATATTTTTATAACCCATCTTGATGGCACAATTAATTGAAGAAATACCTACGTTTCCGACGCCTATAATTGTTATAGGTATATGATAATAATGATAAGGAATATGAAATTTAATAAATAAATCTGCTTCCTCGAATGCTTTTTCTCCCGCGATAATAGACATATTAGACAATATTGGATAATATGTGTTAGATTCGCTTTTCTTAATTAAAACTGTTTCATAAGCATAACATGTCGCCTTCGATTTAATCATATTATCTAGAAGATTTTGATTGCTAGCAAAATGGAAAAATGTGAAAATAGTATGGTTTTCTTTAATAAGCGGATATTCACTTTCTTGCGGTTCTTTTACTTTTACAATAAGATTCGCGATATTATAAAGTTCTTCAATTGTACTTACCATTATAGCACCGGATTCAATATATTCATAGTCTTTGAATCCGGCATTAACGCCAGCATCTTTCTGAAAATATACAATTATACCCGAATCAACAATGGTCTTAACATCTTCGGGGATTAATGATACACGAGTTTCATTTATTTTTAATTCTTTAGGAATACCTACCGATAGCATTTTATATTATATATATTCGCAATGTTTTATATATATTATTATATGTTACATATTACATATTACATATTACATATTACATATTACATATATGTAATAATCAGGATAGTCTCAATTTCTCAATAGATTCTATTATAAGACCTCTGTTGGCTCCTGTAAAAGAACATATTTCTTGGGTATTATTAATAAATCTAAAATGAGGAATAGAGAGGATATTGTTGATATCTTCTATATCTTCGCATTTTTGAATATCAACCTTTATAAAAATTATATCTTTGTAAGATTCAGATAATTCTAGCATATACGGATATATCTCCTTACAAGGCTTACAAAATGATGCGGAATATATAACTAATACTTTATTGCCTTTCAATATCGTTTTATACTCTTCGTTATTAGTTATATCAAATATAGCCATTATCTATATAAAATAAGTTAAATTATTTTTTATTTTTTAGTCGCAAATATAAAAATTGATTATATAAATATATTAGTACCCTATATAATAGAATGCCTCCAAAATCTTTGAAAGAAGTAGATGTTAAGACGGTTGAAGAAAAGTATAAAAAGTATGAACTTCTCGAGCATATTCTTGCGCTCCCGGATACATATATCGGTTCTATAGAGTCTCAAAAAATTAATAGTTATGTATTTAATACAGAAACTAATAAAATGGACACCGATGAACTAACGTATATTCCGGGACTTTTGAAGATTTTTGATGAAGTAATCGTAAATGCTATTGACCATTCTATGCGTTTAAAGGCCGAAGAAGCAAAAGGAAAAGATAATATCAAGCATGTAAAAAATATCAAGGTGTCGATTAATAAAGATACTGGAATCATTACGGTATATAACGATGGAAACGGAATTGATATTAAAAAACATAGTACATATGGCGATTTGTGGGTTCCTGAATTAATTTTCGGAGAACTTCTGACATCAACAAATTATGATAAAGGCGAAGAGAAAATATGGGGCGGTAAAAATGGTTATGGTAGCAAGTTGGCGAATATATTCTCAAAGGAGTTTATTATAGAAACCGTAGACCATTACACAGGCAAAATATATACTCAAACTTTTAGAAATAATATGACAGAACGCGATAAACCTACTGTAAAAGCGTGTTCGAAGGCGCCTTATACGCAAATAACTTTTAAACCCGATTATGAAAGATTTGGTATTAAAAATATTACAAATGATATCTATAAATTGTTTCATCGTCGCGTAATAGATGCGTGTGCTACAACAAATAAGGACGTATCAGTATATTTCAACGGCGAAAAGATATCTATCAAGGATTTTGAGAAATATTGCGAATTGTTCTTGGATAAAAAGGAACAACCGTTGATTTATGAATCTTGTGGCGAACGATGGGAAGTAGCAGCATCAATATCTAAATCGGGTTCGTTTGAATATCTATCCTTTGTTAATGGCATTAATACTATCAAGGGAGGCAAACATATCGAATATATTACAAACATGATAACAAAAAATCTCGTGGATATGACATCCGCAAAGAAAAAGAAGATTGTGAAATCACAGCATATCAAGGATAATCTTATTATATTTGTTAAAGCACTGATAGTTAATCCTAGTTTTGATTCGCAGAGCAAGGAAACACTAACAACCCCTGTAGCAAAATTTGGTTCAAAGTGCGATTTGAGTGATAAATTCTATGATAAGTTATTCAAGTCAGGTATTATAGATAAGGCATTGAGTATCACCGAATTTTATGATAAAAAGAAATTGGTTAAAACTGATGGTAAGAAAATATCGAGAATCATTGTTCCCAAACTAGATGACGCAAATTTAGCGGGCACGAAATATAGCGCAGAATGTACTATTATATTTACAGAGGGAGATTCTGCGAAAACTATGGCAACCGCGGGATTGAGTGTAATTGGCAGAGATAGATATGGTGTATTTCCTTTGCGTGGTAAAATATTGAACGTAAAGGATGCTACATTACAAAAAATATCAGATAATAACGAGATTACTGCTATTAAGAAAATTCTCGGATTAGAGCAGAATAAAAAATATACTGATATTAGTCAGTTGAGATATGGTTCTATTATGATTATGACAGACCAGGATCATGATGGAAGTCATATTAAGGGTCTGATATTTAATATATTTCAAAGTATGTGGCATGAATTATATGAAATTTCGGGATTTCTTACATCTATGCTAACGCCTATTATTAAAGCAACGAATAGTAAAAAGGATGTCATAGATTTCTATAACATGTCTGATTATGAAAAATGGAGCGAAACAGATGTGGCAAAAAATGGTTCGTGGAAAATCAAATATTATAAGGGGCTTGGTACTTCTAACGACCAAGAGGCGAAGGAGTACTTTAAAAATATGAAGAAGGTTACATATATGTACGATGAGAATGCCGATGAAGTAATAGACCTGGCATTTAATAAGAAACGCGCCGATGATAGGAAATTATGGCTTCAAAATTATAATAAGGATAATGTATTGGATTATTCTAAATTGAATGTAGATTATAAATCGTTTGTTGATAAAGATTTAATCCATTTCTCCAATAGAGATTTACAGAGATCTATTAATCATATTTGCGATGGTTTAAAAGAAAGTACGCGAAAAATCATTTACGCGTGCTTTAAGAGAAGATTATATACGAATGAGATAAAGGTAGCGCAACTATCCGGATATGTTAGTGAAGTATCCGCATATCATCACGGAGAAAACTCGCTCCAACAGGCTATTGTTGGAATGGCGCAAATATATGTAGGAACTAATAATATTAATCTATTAAATCCTAATGGTCAGTTTGGAAGTCGCTGTCAGGGGGGTCAAGATGCTTCATCAGCGAGATATATTTTCACTCTATTATCTAAACTTACTAGACTGATATTTAAAGAAGAAGATAATGCGATTCTAAATTATCAAGATGATGATGGGCAGCAGATTGAACCTGAATATTATGTTCCTATTATCCCTATGATTTTGGTCAATGGAGGTATTGGTATTGGAACAGGATATTCGACAAATATCCCTCAATTTGATCCTAGCGAATTGATAAATATTTGTAAGATTATTTGTAATGTAATAAAAATGTCTGGAACAGTTGTAAAATCTGTAGAAGACCTAGAAACAATTAATGATACTATTAATATATTGGAAATTAATGAAATTACTCCATATTACTTGGGTTTCAAAGGAACTATTGATAAAGCAGAGAAGAACTCGTATATTAGCAGAGGTGTTTATAGATGGATAGATGATTCAACTGTAGAAATAACAGAACTTCCCATTGGAACTTGGACTGAAGATTATAAAGAGATGTTGGAAACTATGATTACAAATGGAAGTAATAACTTGAAATATATTGAAAATCATTATACCTCGAAAAATGTTAAATTCGTACTACATTTTAATACAAGTGTCAAAGATACTTTCGCAGATAACTTTGATGTATTATTTAAATTACAATCGAGTAAAAATTTAAGCATTAATAATATTCACCTATTTAATAAAGATGGTGCTATTCAAAAATATGATACTGCTATTGAAATTATAAAAGAATGGGCTGAAACAAGAATATTAAAATATTTTGAAAGAAAAAATTATCAAATTAAAAACCTAGAAAAAGATGCGAGGGTATTGAGCAATAAAATGCGATTTATATTGGACGTAATCGCAGGAAATATTCAAATTATGAATAAAAAATTAAAGGAAATTACCGCCAGACTTATTGAATTAAACTATCCGCCTATCAATACCGGTGAAGGAGAAGGAACCGGGAATGACAATGGCGAGAAAGAAGACGAAGAGAATACCGTAGAAGGTGCGGATGCGAATATTAACCATAAGCATTATAATTACTTGTTGAAAATGCCCATATCTCAATTAACTTACGATAGAAAGATTATCTTGGAGAGAGAATATAATGAATTGGATGAAAAATTAAAAAATCTCAAAAATACTAATATTGAAGATTTGTGGTTAAATGATTTGCTCGAACTTGAAAAAGAATGGGGAGAGCACCGAGATAATATTTTGAAAGAATATGAAAATGATAGATTGGGAATTGTAGATTCTAAAGGAGTTAAAAAAAAGGCGGTTGTTAAGAAGTAATTGAATTAGAAAGGAGGTAGTTCAATATCATTTTCCATACATATATTATATATAGTAAGATAGTCTGTATGATTATCATTTTCAATTAAATCATATAAATATTTTTTAATATTATATTCAATAGGTAATGTATTTATATAAGTTAGCAATTCATTTTTTTCTGATATACGTATATTTTCTAAGTTGTCAATGATGTTTTCCAAATCATTTGTATCATTCATAGCGCTATCCATAATGTTATCCATAGCGCTATTCATAATGTTATCCATAATGTTATTGATAATATAATTATATTTTTTATATTAGTTATCAATTTTTATAGTCGTTGCTCTTGCGAAGACTCGCTGAGATACTCTTTTAGATATATTATTTTTTGCTTATAGCGATTCGCATATAAATATTCGGATTTTTCTCTTATTTTTTCTCTAATATCATCAATGCTAGCGATATCATCTATTGCTATATCGGCCATTTTAGACATCATGATATACCACTCTTTTGAACTTGGAGGCAATGGATTTATACCAGAGTACATGGATTCAAAAGGATAGCAGAAGAATGGTAAATATGATATATTAGGTTGTAGTTCTGGGGAATCTAATGATGTTTTCGGAAGTATGCTTTTGTAGTCTGTCTCTGTTGCGTTAATAATGCCTAGACAATATTTAATATCTATGTTATCGTGAAAAATAATCTCGTTCATAGAATGGTTATCCTTACAATCTAAAAACTCGCGCAAGTTCCATGGATAATAGGTATTTTTTTCCGTAATTATGCCATTATAATCTCTCGCATTTATATGATAATTATTTTGATTAAGTAATATTTTAGAAAATATCATTAGGTATTTTCCAGGATATATGCTCTCACTATCTATATTGTCTTTTGTGATTACTGACATATAAACACCAGGGAATTGGTCATCTGTATTAAAATACCCTGTTTTCAATTCATCCCACGAAGCACATTCGGGATTATTAGTTGAGTGAATCAAATAATAGATGTCTTCCATATCCTATTATTAAGATATTAAGAGAGAGGAGGGAGCCTATGAAAAGATATAATATCAAAACCTTATATATTTCAATGTGATGGATGTGGGGTAATAAATATATATAAGGATTAAGCGATATATATATATAAAACGGCAATTACATCATTTTTTTATTTAATATAGCCTTTATGGCATTTCTGTCATCGTGCCCGAGTGGTCTAAGGGGTCAGACTTAAGATCTGATGTGCTTTAGTACGCGTGGGTTCGAACCCCACCGATGACATATTTGTTTAATACTGTTATATTAAATTATATGGAAATAACTGTATCATATATATAAGGATTAAGTGATATATATATATACAAAGCGGTAAGTATAATTATATTATTTTTTTATTTAATATAGCCTTTATGGCATTTCTGTCATCGTGCCCGAGTGGTCTAAGGGGTCAGACTTAAGATCTGATGTGCTTTAGCACGCGTGGGTTCGAACCCCACCGATGACATTTTTGTTTGATAATCGCTATATTTAATTTGACAAATTCGCCGTACATATAGTTATATAGTCGTGTATTCCGTACATGTACGTATTGCCTGATATATAATAATTCCAGTTAAAAGGTATTATAATAGATTTATTATTTAGTAATATTGTTGTAATATTACTATCTTGTTCTGGAATGCCATTGGTAATTTTCGAGGAAGGATTACATAGATAAACTTCAACGGGTTGTTCTGTGCTAGACTGTACTAGCATATACTTATATTTATTTTTCTTCCACATATGATTATTATTCAAATTATATATAATATTATAATTAAACCAGTTATTTAGGATATAATCAATGTCAGTAATTTTATCAGAAATAACTATAGGTTGCTTTTTATTTAACAGTTCAAAATCAAAATTATTAATGGATACTTGATAAATGGATATTTCCCCATTATATATATAATAAAACGAAGCATATAATAACAATAATAATACTATAAATAAATAAATATACATTTAATTTATATATATATATATATTTCGCCATATTAAACATCCCAAAATTATTATATAAATAATTATTAAAGCTCATGAGTGGAGTAGCGAATAATACTATACAACTTGAAGATATTGATAAATTATATACTGGGGATAATTTTAAACAATATATATTTATTGCAATACTAATTATAATGATTATTTCTTCTATCATGTGTTTTATTCTGCTTTTATTTGTGCTGAAATTAACTAGCGATATTTATATTATAGCAGGTGTTGTTATTGGTGTTATTTGTGGTATTACTGTTATTACTACTTTGGTAAGTATTCGAAATGATGGGTTTTTAGCATTTACACAATTCGTTTTTTCATCTATACTACTACCAAATGAATTAAATGACGAGAATAATTCTAATATTAAAATATTAGTTAATATTATTCTAATATATTCGCTCGATTATATATATAAAAAATCAATAAATGGCCAGGCATATTTAATCGCTTACAAAAAAAAGAAGGAGATTTCTGTTTATAAAGATTCATTAAAACAGAAATTCGCTGAATTATCAAAAATTTATTTAGATATAATTCATGAAGAAGTTAATAAAATTAAGGAAAAGGAGCAAAAAGCATTTGAAAGAGAAAATCTTCAAAAAAATATAGACAAAGATATATTAATATCGGATAATAATATAAATAAAGATAATACGCATTTTGCGGTTTCAACTGTTATTAAAATTTCATCAAAAATAGGAAATATATTTGGCAGTATATCAAATTTTACCTTTGCGACTTTGATGGCGACACTTCGCGAATTATGGAGAAGTATAGTTAATAAGTGGTCGAGACCTTTTGCTGGGTTTTTCTTATTAATATTGGTAATATCATTAATTATAGGAGGGGTTATGGGAAGTCAGGGTGGTGGAGGTGGTGGCGGCGGAGGCGGCGGAAATAGAAATTTACTCGGTGGAGGATTTATAGGTGGTGCTAATAATATGAATTCTAATAAAAAAACGGATATTTTATCAGTAATACAAAGATTACCTGAAAATATATTATCTTTTATTGATAATATAATATTTGCGTATTCAAGATTTACTGAATTTGTAAATAATTCAAGTGAAATAATTAATGAAATATCTAGCGAATTTTCAAATACTCCACCCGATGTTAAAGATAGGATAGTACATCCTGAAACAGAAGGTTTATATGATAATATTTATACATTTGATTATCACTATCTTGATAAAATCAATGTACTATCTACAGATATTTCAACATCATTATTTACGGAACCTACTAATAAAAATTCATATGTATATAATTTAATACAACCAAATTCTAATATTCAAATATCAAAATATTATAATATGAATCATAGTAATAGCATATCTTCTATTCTAAATGGAGGTATTAATGAATATATATATGAATTAAAATGTATCGAAGATAATATAATAGGTTCAAACTGTAAATTAAAAACTATACCTGAATCTTATTGTAGTAATATTAACTACTATAAAGAAGATACAAGTGATTATAAAAATATTATAATATAATATTAACATAAAAGGCATTTTAAAAAATGGATAAATGTATTTATAATAATATGGATTTTGTATATAATAGTAGTACTGGCGCTAATACATCGAACTATATTATAGATATTAATAAAATTGATAAATTAAATGAATTGTTTGTTATTGAAGAATATGAAAAAGCAGAATTGGATGCTTCAAAACCTTTTGATATAGATGCGGACGGAGGCATTACAAAAATAAATTTAAAAAAAAGGGGCAAATTTTATAATGATAACGGCGACTCTATTATTAATATAATAAAACCTAGAGCAGGTGCTATAGCGGAAGTCGATGTAGTGTATGCGCCTATATTAGGTTCTAATCCGGTTCATTATGAAATTAGCGATATTAAAATAATAAATAAAGGGTCGAATTATGATATAAATGATGATAAAAATAAAATAACAATAACTGATGCTAATAATTATAAAAAAATTAATTATAAAAGACCTAATCTATATGCTTTTGAATCTAAAAAGTCCCAATGTAATAATACTACAGAACAATGGCATAAATGGTTTACGACACCATACTATTATTTAGGAAATAGAGATGGTAGAAGCAAACAAGATGAAAATGATAAGACGAGAACAATTATTAAATGTTATAAAGAATGTGAGAATAAATTTATAGTTAATAAAGATAATTTTTGCGAGAATATAACAACTTTCGAAAAAGGCAGATATAATAATTATCTACCATTTGATCCATTCGCTATTATATGTATATTAGGAAGTGATAGTAATATTACTAAATTAATAATTACTGATATATATACGGTGGGAACTATTACCAATTATGAACTTGTAGGTAATTATTATAACACTGTTAAAAATGCTAATATAAAAGCAGATAATTTGCAAATTAATACTACTGTAAAAACCAAAATTTTAACGGATATTAAAAATTATAAAAATTATAATGATATTACAGATAAAGATAAAGAAATCAAAAAAATACATCCAGTTAAAAAAATAGAGGTCGATATTACCAACGCATATACAATATTGTCTACTTATATTAAAAATTTAATTAATAATGAAGAAAGAAATGAGATAAATATAAAGACTATTATTAAAAATGAAATTAATAAATTTTATATTTTATTTGATAAGCGCGACGAATTATATATCAATTATCTTAATAAATTGAAAGATACTTTACATTATAAAAGAATACGATATGCCAAAGATGTCGCGTATACTACTACACAAATTAATGGTTTTGATTCTGCTTCTATGAATGCTAATTCGACGGTTGAAGATTATTTAATAAAATTTTATTTGAACTATTTATTTCAATATTGTATATATATATATTTTGATAATAAAAATATTATACCAAGTAGGTTTTTAAACTTTGGAATATATGAAAATGAGTATTTATTGCTAAATAAAACAAATCCTGATGATGATACAACAATAGAAAGTCCTATTAAAACTGTTGATACGAAAATTTACAATCCAATATCAGTTAAAATTGATACTAAAGAGAAAAATATGTTTGACGAATATTTAAATGTATATGAATTGTACAAAAGTTTTATTATATCATACCCAATAATTTTAATTATAACAATAATATTTTTTATGATTATTTATGTATTATATATTTTCAATGTATTATATTACCTTACATTCGTAATAAATTATATATATTTAATAATTATTTCATTAATATATATTGTAATAAGACTATTTTGCTGTAATAGTTTTGTAATTGGTTTATTAACATATTCAATGTCAATTCTATATAATATTGCTATTGGAATATACGCTAATGTATCGGCATTTTTATATTATTTTAAATTTGTTGTAATTTTATATGTACTATATTTGGTAATTACAAATCAAGTAGGATATGTTTATGATATGATAATATTTATGTTCGATACAATAATAATGATTGTATATAGTCTATTATTATTTATTGTACAAACTATATTTAGTAAAGAAATCTATGTTAATTTAGCAGTTATATATGTTATAATATTATTATATATATATTATAAATTATGGTTTAATTTTGACGTTGATATGCTTATAATAGATAAAAATGGTAATAATGTTAAAATTATTAATGAGCATAAAAATATTAATACTATAGTAAAAACAGATGATATATATGATGCTGTAGAAATAGTTTCGCAAAGACTCTATTTATATAAATATAAATACTTTATAGATTTATACGAAAAAGCGGATACTTATTATTCTACAAAAGTGGAATATTTAGATGAACAAAATAGTGGAAATAGGGCACAACTCAAAAAACTAAAAGGCGACCAATTTATAATAGATGAAACTAACAAATATAAAAAATATGTTGATTCAAATATAACACAAATAGAGAAAATCGCAACAGAAAAACTAAATACATTTAAAAGTGAAGTTGAAAAAGAAAAAGATACAAAGATAAATAAAGAAATTTCTGAAAAAAAATTAAAAGAAACTAAAGACGAATTGACAAAGAAAGAAAACGAATTATATTCTAAAAAGGCAGAAAATTTCCTTATCAATAGGAAGATAAATTCTAAAATAAATCCTAAAATAAATCCTAAAATAGATAGCGATTTACGAAAATCATATGAAAATAAAAGAAATACTTTGGTAGGTGATATATCTGATATAAAAGATAATATAGATAAACTAAAAGAAGAGAAAAAATCGATAAAAGAAGAAAAAAATAAATATGATTTCGAATTATCAACTGAGAAAAAAATAAGGGATAATGGAAAAAAAATAATGGATAAAGGGAAAAATTGGATAACAGACACCTTCTCTTCTAAATCCAAAACTTAACCAGACCGGAATCAACCCTAAATTTTAATATAGGTTTTATAACAATCAATATATTTAGCCATTGCCTCTTCTTTAGGCATTCCTTTAACACTATTCCACGATTCCCATTTGGCACATGCGGTTACATTAACGAACCAAGGTTTATCTATATTACAATCACCTTCTTTGGCCTGCTTATAATATTTGTAAAACTCTAGTTTAATTGTATCAGACAAACCCATAATTTCCAAATCAATATCATTGAGTTTCTTTAGGACATCACTGAATTCTTTTTCCATATTATAATATATATTATTATACAATAATATTTCTTATATTATTTTTTATTTAAGAATATAATATATATATTATTATGATAATGATTATTAATGAATATATCGAATATATGAGAAAATATAAAGACCAATATGGTGATAAATGTATAGTTCTTTTACAAGTTGGTTCTTTTTATGAAATGTATACTATAAATGAGAATAATAATAATGAAAATGATATATATAAAATAGCGGATATTTGCGGAATACAGACAACGAAGAAGAATAAATCAATTGCCGAAATATCCTTAAATAATCCTGTGATGGCTGGTTTTCCTATTCATTCTGTTAGTAAATTTACGCAAATATTGCTGAATAATAATTATACTATAGTAATTATTCAACAGGAACAAGAGATGGGCGAAAATAAAAATAGGAAACGTAATGTTGCCGAGATATTATCACCGGGTTCAAATATAAATATTACGGATAAAAGGAGCAATTATATGATGGTTATAATATACGAAATAATAAATAATTATATTATTGCGGGAATATCAGGTATAGATTTATCAACTGGAAAAACGTTTATATACGAGGTAGGCTCTACAAAAGATGATCCGGAACTTGCGACAGACGAAGTGTTTAGAATGATAAGTACATATAATCCTATTGAATTAATTATATTGGGAAATAAAATTGAAGAAAAAGATAAGAGGCGTATATTGAAAAATTTGAATATCAATAATATATTAGTTCATTACAAATGGGAAGATAGTAAGTATATAGAGTTCTTTAAAAGCATAGTAAATCAAACACTAATTTTAGAGAAGGCATTCTTTATGAAAAAAGGGTTGATATCTATAATTGAATCACTAAATATGGAAAGACTAACAATATCGCGCGAAGGTTTTTGTTGTTTGCTACAATTTGCCTACGAACATAATGCTGATATAATTAAAGAACTACAAATACCCGAAATTCTTGAAAATAATAATAGAATGACTATCGAGTTTAATTCGGCAGTTCAATTAAATATTTTGGGTTTATATCAAAATGATAAACCTTTAATAGATGTATTAAACAGATGTATTACGGCATTTGGTTCGCGATATTTTAAAGAGAAACTGTTGGCGCCTATGATTAATATTAAAAATATTAATAAATCTTATGATGATATTGATAAATTATTGAATAATAATAATTATATAAGGGTTCGCAAGATACTTGCGAATATTGGAGATTTAGAGAGATTTAAGAGGAAGGTATTATTAAATAAGGTCGCGCCGCAAGATTGGATAAATTTCAATGAGTCAATGGAAGCATGTATTGAAATTTATAATATACTAGAAGATTACGACAAAGATGTTTGTATATTATCTACAGTTAATAGAATTATCGATACATATAAAGATGTTTTAGATATGGAAAATGCTTCAAAGTATAATTTGGCAGATAAAAATAATCTTGGAAATATATTTAAAGAGGGAATTTATGAAGATATAGATAATATAGTTAAAACTAGTAAAGACGCTTATAGAAATATAGAAGGGTTTTGTGAAGAAATAAATAAGATAGGTATTAATGATAGTACATTGTGTAAAATAGATTATAATGACAAGGATAGAGAATATTATATTAATATAACTAAAAAACGTTATGAAGTTGCTTTAAAAAACAATAAAAACGTTATGTCTAAATTTAATAAGAAACCTATTTCTGCGTCTTCTTCAAATTATAAGATTACCAATAAAGATACTGAAAAACTTTCAAAAAATATTAGCGCTTATAATGATGAAATATCTGAACTAGTATTAAAATATTATAATGAGTTTGTTAAGATGTTTATTGAAACAAACAACGATGATATAGATATTTTGATAAAATATCTAGTGCGCACAGATATCGCCGCCAACAATGCCAAAAATGCCTTTGATTATAGATATAAAAGGCCTATCATTTCATTTAAGGATAGCGATGATTGCGAGGATTGCGACGGAGAAGAAAGAGAATCTTCTTTCATTAATATGAAAAATATGAGACATCCTTTAATCGAGAGGATACAAGACGATTTAGAGTATGTTGGAAATGATGTTAAAATAAATAAAGAAGGTATCCTGTTATATGGTATAAATGCTTCTGGCAAATCTTCATTTATGAAAGCGGTCGGATTGAATATTATTATGGCACAATCAGGTATGTTTGTCGCTGCTGAAAATATGGTATATTACCCTTACAAAAGAATATTTACGAGGATATCTGGAATGGATAATATTTATAAGGGAATGTCAAGTTTTACAGTAGAAATGACTGAATTGCGAAATATATTACAGAGATGTAATAAATATAGTTTGGTAATTGGAGACGAAATATGTTGCGGGACTGAATCAATATCTGGCATTGCTATTGTATCTGCTGGAATAGATACATTAATTAATAAGGGAACCTCTTTCATATTCGCTACACATCTTCATGAATTAACTAAAATGTCTTGTATTAAAGAACATATAAATAATAATAATTTATTTGTAAAACATATTAAAATAGATATAGGTAAAAACAATGAAATAATATATAATAGGAAGATACAGGATGGTCAGGGTTCTAATATGTATGGTCTAGAAGTTTGTAAATCTCTAGATATGCCTTTAGATTTTCTTAAAAAAGCAGAAGTATTCAGAAAGGAATTTACTAATCTTGATAAGGATTTAATTAAAACAAAGAAATCTCATTATAATAAAAAGAAAAGCGTTGATAAATGCGAGATATGCGATGAAGTCGCTGTAGAAACACACCATATTAAATATCAAGAAACTGCCGATGATAATGGGTTCATAGGTTCGTCGCATAAAAATTCCAAACATAATCTAGCGTCTCTATGTAAAGAATGCCATAATAAAGAGCACCGAGGCATAATTAAGATAAATGGATATAAACAGACGTCTAAAGGTATCACATTAGATTACGATATTCTCTAATATATTTTTCTATAAATTAAAAGTCGAATAAAAGGCAAATATTTTCCGAGGCATTTTTTTTCTTGTTAATATTGAAAAATTGATATAAATATATGCCTAGTAATATATTAAATATAAGGATGACATATTTACACGATAAAATAAATATATTTTACAAAAAGAAAAATGGAATATTCAAAAAGGTTCTTGAAAAAATTATAAATTCTATGTTAAATAAGTGCCGATATATTAATGGAGAAAGTTTAGAGAGACATAATTGGGGTAATAATCCAATAAAATTAAAACATATTCCGAAAGATATTAAGTCTAGTTCATTTGAGAAGGAACTACTCGATGCTCTTAATTTAGATGATAATGAAAAATCAATAATAGAATTAGACTGGGGAGATATACAGGTTGGTAAAAGGCTTCAAGCGTGTATAATTATGTGGATTTCTGTGTATATATTACAAAGACCAGTTTTATACATTTTCAGAAATTTGGCGATAGACCAAAAACAATTACAGGATGATATTGTTGGGACAGAAAATTACAATTTTAATATTCAATTTATTAAAAATATGTTTGAAGAATTTAATTCTGAACTTCAAGAATATTTTGGAGAACATAATGTTGAATATTGGAAGGATTATAAACTTCCTGAACTAAAAGATATAAATAGCAATGATATCATTAATAAATTAAGTAATAAAGAAGCGATAAATTCAAATGATATATTTTGCTGTTTAATGAATCACTCGCAATTAGAGAAACTAAATACAAAATTTAGCGAATATATATATTATAATCATGAACTCGTTAATATTACAGTGCTGGTAGATGAAAGCGATTTAATGTGTCCTACATCATCAAATAACAGATGTAATGATAATGATAAGAACGATTCAACCGCATTATGTGAAATATTGCTCGCTAAAATATATAAAAAGGTAAAATATTCATTACATATTACAGGTACAGCACATTCACTATTGTATAATATAACAACTAGATTAAACGATAATACTGATATTCAACTAAAAATTTCGAAGGTTCATAAATTGGTAAGACCAAATGATTATTATGGATTATTTAATGATTCAATATATTTTAACACTACTCAAATTATTTCATGGTGGGAACTTCAAGATGAAACTGGTAAAAAGATACGTTATGATATTGTTAATGATTATAAAATAAATATTAAAAATATAATAGAAAATATATCAACAAGACCAACAAATAAATATAATCACCTATTGATAAGCGAAGAGAAAATAAGAGCGCAGCAATTTTGTTTAGTTAATAAAATAATTAAGGATTTTCCTAATCTGTTTATAGTAATATATCACGGTAATTGTTTGAGATTATATTTATCAAAAGTTTATGAAAAAGAAATTAAAAGTTGGTCTAAATGGGACTCCGAACAATCTTCGACAAACCAGAGATTGTATCAATTTGGTGGAATACATGGTTCTCCCGAATACACCGAAAAATCCGAAGAATTGCCTAATAATTATTGTTATTTTAATATAAATACGAAAATTTTAAATATTAAATTTGTTTATAAATTATTAAGAATTCTATTTGAAAAGAGCGATGTACCAATTATATGTAAAACTATTATAACAATAACGGGTAAATACGGAGAAAGAGGATATTCTTTTACAAGCGACGATTATGATAAATATTCACTACATTTAACAGATCAGTATTTTGTATCTCACGCATCATTAAATTGTACGGATATATCACAAAGATTAAGATTACAAGGAAGGTATAATGATTTAGAATTAAAAAATGGAATTATGAAACTTACTTTATGGACAACTCCTATTGTATATCGTGTAATAAATAACTTTTATGTAAAATTTATAAAAGAGATTGAAAATGATATTATGGATTGTAACAGTTGGGAAGATATTAAATATCTATTAGAAAGTATTATAGACAACGGCGTGTTTAACTTTCAAGAATATATGCGATATATTGATGTGGCAAAGAGAAGAAAGAATTATAAGATAATTAAAAAATATGAACATAAACATAACGGATATAAATGGAGGAAGATAGATTCTATTACTGACAATGAGATTAGTGAATGGTGTAAAAAACAGAACTTGCCGGATTATATTTGTATTAATGAAATAAAAGAAATGAAAAAAGATGATTTTATTAATATATACGGAACGTATAAAAATAAACAAGAGTTTCGTAAGTTAAAACAATTTGATTTTGAAGAAATAAATAAAGTAATTGATGATATTTCTAGAGAATCTAAAATAAAATTAGCACATATAACTAATAAATGGTTTCACACCAGATTAGATAACTTTAAAGAGTATGGTTATTATCCAGAAAGTTGTAGAGGTTCTTTGGAAAAAATATTAACAAAGGATTTAGAGAATTTGAATGATATGACGAGGTTTGGCGAATTGAAAGATAGACGCGTTAATGTTTGTTATAATGAATATGACGAATTATATATTTGTGTATCATTTAAAACTGAAGAAAAACAACTTCCAAAAACTACATACGACTATATTAAAGATACTCCATATACTGTTATTGAAGATAATGTAAAATATTCTGTTCTTAAAGATGAATACAGAAATGTATCCGGTGATGACAATAAATTACCGAATAAATATTATTGGAAAACACCTAGCGATTGGTTATACATGTATGATAAGGATAAACCAGAAATATATTCATTAGAAATAATATCGCCTTCACCAAGTATAAATATTATACCATCTACTATGACGACAGAATCATTAATAAATAAAGATATATTATTATTTGTGGATTCATGTTGTAAAAAAACGGATAAAAAGAATTTAAGATTTGGATTAAAAGAAATATTTAAAATATATGAAACGTGGTGTAAAATAAATAATAAAAAATGCTTTAAAGTGCAAAAAAAATTTAAAGAAGAATTTGAAAAAATGAATTTTAAAGAAGAAAATAGTAAAGGGGTAGATATAAATAACAATCACGGTAAAAGAGGATACAATTTGATGGTACAATTATAATTTGACTTAAAAACAATTTAATATTACTTTATGTTAATATTATGAAAGATTATATTATAAATTCTTTTATTATAAATGATAACAATACTATACTAGATATTTATAATTATATAAAATACAGATATAATAATTTAGTTGAAATAAATGATGTTAAAAAAGAGATAACTTGGTTAGTTAAAAGTGAAATAATTTACTGTAATAACAATAGATATATATTGACTGATGAAGGTAGAGTAATATTGAATGATAATATATATTATTATTCAAAAATTATTATTAGATTTTATAAAAAATACAATAAAAATCACATAAAATATGAAATAAGGGAAGTCAGACAGGAGCAACAATTTTTAAGAAATTATTTAATCAACAACAAAGAGCATTCGTGTATAATTTGTGATAAAATCCTCCCTTTGTGTTTATTAGAGGCAGCGCATATTAAACCCAGAAGTCTATTAAATTTATACGATAAATCTGACAAAAATGTTGTAGAATTTATGTGTAGATATTGTCATAATTTATATGATAACGGGTTTTTAGCAGTTTATAAGGGTTTATTAAAGGTTTCAATTTTTATAAATAAATACGATTTGTGTTATATAGAAAATAAACAAATACCATATTATAATTTAGAAAATGAAAAATACTTTATATTTCATTATAATTATATTTATAAAAAGGGTATCATTGTCTAGAACTAAAAAATTTCTAAAATTTGTTTTTATAATTTGAGTACATAACTTTTATTTTTCTAATATTTCAAAAGTTTTCTAGAAATTTCTAAATAAAAAAAGTTATGTACTCAATTTTTATTTTAGAAAATTTAGAAAAATTCAGTTCTAAATCTAGGGATAACCTAGGGATAACCCAGGGATAACCCAGGGATAACCTAGAGAAAACCCAGAGATAAAATTAGAATACATTACGCATTTTATATATATAAACATATATATAGATTAATTAAGATAATAATATAATTATGAAAGTTATTAAAAGGAATGGCGAGTATGAAGATGTTAGTTTTGATAAGGTTCTTACGCGTCTTAAAAATCTATCAAATGAGTTGAATATCAATGTTTCAGAGATAGCACAAAAGGTATGTTCGCGTATCTTTGATGGTGTTAAGACAAGTGAATTAGATGAGATGGCAGCATATCTATGTGGTAGCATGTCTTTGGATAACCCCGAGTATAATATTTTGGCATCACGAATTATTATTTCAAATCATCATAAAAATACATCTCCGTCTTTTTCTGAAACAGTTCAAGCCCTCTATGATAATAAGGATATTCATAATAATAATGCCCCTTTAGTATCTGAAGAATTGTATGACATTGTATGTAAAAATAAAGAAAAACTAAATACGTATATTGATTACCAGCGTGATTTTACGTTCGATTATTTCGGTTTTAAAACATTGGAACGCGCATATTTAACAAGAGTTAATAAAAAGGTTATTGAGAGACCGCAGCATATGTGGATGCGTGTTGCTCTAGGTATTCATGGGAATGATATTAAAGAGGTTTTGAATACCTATGATTTAATGAGTAAAAAATATTTTACTCACGCTACTCCTACATTGTTTAATTCGGGTACTAGAAGACCACAATTAAGTAGTTGCTTTTTGTGTTCTGTAAATGATGATAGTGTAGCGGGCATCTATGATTCTTTAAAAGAAATGGCGCTGATTTCTAAATATGCTGGAGGAATTGGTATTCATATTCATCAAGTTAGGGGAAAAGGTAGTTATATAAGAGGAACTAATGGTACTTCAAATGGAATTATTCCTATGTTAAGAGTATTCAATAATACGGCGAGATATATTGACCAAGCGGGAAAACGACTTGGAAGTATCGCAGTTTATCTTGAAACATGGCATTGCGATATAGAGGCTTTTCTAGAATTAAAGAAAAATCACGGAAGTGAAGAAGAAAGATGCCGCGATTTATTTATGGCATTGTGGGTATCTGATTTATTTATGGAAAGAGTAAAAAGTAATAAGCAATGGTCTTTAATGTGTCCCGATAAATGCCCTGGATTGAGCGATGTTTATGGGGATGATTTTGTAAAACTATATGAAAAATATGAGAATGAAGGAAAATATAATAAACAAATTAATGCACAGGATTTATGGTTTAAAATATTAGAATCGCAAATTGAACAAGGAGTTCCGTATATTTTGTATAAAGATGCGGCAAATAAAAAGAGCAACCAAAAGAACTTGGGAACTATTAAATCTAGTAATTTGTGTGCGGAAGTGTTGATTTATTCTTCACCTGAAGAAACGGGAGTTTGTAATCTGGCATCTATTTGCCTTCCAACATATATTGAGAATGGTGTATTTAATTATGAAAAACTTCATGATGTTGTTAAAGTAATTACTAAAAATCTTAATAAAGTTATTGATAAAAATTTTTATCCTATTGAAAAGGGTCGCGTATCTAATCTTAAAAATAGACCTATAGGAATTGGCGTTCAAGGATTGGCTGATGTATTTATGATTCTTAAACACCCTTTTGAATCTAAAGAGGCGGCAGATATTAATAAAAATATTTTTGAAACAATATACCATGGTGCGGTAGAAGCGTCTATGGAATTGTCAAAAAAGAGATTTAATATTATTAATAAAATAGTATGTGGCGAAAGCAACGAACTTATAGATGATTATGTAAATGAATTTGAAATTAAAAATATCAATAATAAATATTGTGGCGCTTATAGCACATTTGAAGGCAGTCCGATATCTCAAGGATTGTTTCAATTTGATTTATGGAATGAAAAACCCAGCGAAAGATATGATTGGGAAAAATTAAGAAATGATATTATAAAATATGGCGTAAGGAATAGTCTTCTAATATCACCGATGCCCACTGCATCTACTTCGCAAATTATGGGATTCAATGAAAGTTTTGAACCTATTACAAATAATATTTTTCAAAGAAAAACATTAAGTGGAGAATTTATTGTAATTAATAAGTATTTGATTAAAGATTTGATAGATATGGGATTGTGGAATAAAGAAATGCGCGATACTATTATTTTACACGAGGGAAGTATTCAAAACATACCAAACATTGACGCAAATATGAAAGAATTATATAAAACATCGTGGGAAATTAAGCAGCGTGTTATAATTGATATGTCGGCAGATAGAGGAAGATATATTTGTCAGACCCAGAGTTTAAATATATTTATCGAAGAACCAGATTTCCAAAAATTATCATCAATGCATTTTTACGGACATTCAAAAGGACTTAAAACGGGTTCTTATTATTTGCGAACAAAACCAAAGGCAAAGACGCAGCAATTCACAATTGACCCTGAATTTGCTAAAAAAAGATTAAGATGTGCCGAAGACAATGGCGATAGTTGCGTATTATGCTCATCATAATATTTTTATAAACCTTTGGACATTTAAGATGTCTTCTTGCGTGGTGATGATTTTGTAATTTCCCTTGGTTTTGCTGTAGTTGCCTTTGGTTTTGCCGTAGTCGCTTTAGGTTTTGCCGTTGTTGCTTTTGGTTTTGCTGTAGTTGCCTTTGGTTTTGCCGTAGTCGCTTTAGGTTTTGCCGTTGTTGCTTTTGGTTTTGCTGTAGTCGCTTTTGGTTTTGCCGTAGTCGCTTTTGGTTTTGCCGTAGTCGCTTTAGGTTTTGCTGTAGTTGTCTTTGGTTTTGCTGTAGTTGTCTTTGGTTTTGCCGTAGTCGCTTTAGGTTTTGCCGTAGTCGCTTTAGGTTTTGCCGTTGTCGCTTTTGGTTTTGCTGTAGTTGCCTTTGGTTTTGCTGTTGTTGCTTTTGGTTTTGCTGTAGTTGTCTTTGGTTTTGCTGTAGTTGTCTTTGGTTTTGCTGTAGTCGCTTTAGGTTTTGATGTAGTCGCCTTAGGTTTTGCTGTAGTCGCTTTAGGTTTTGATGTAGTTTTATTTTTTTGAATGCGCCCTCCACTTACATTAACATATTTTCGTACAGATATCCTACATACATCGTAAACAAAATTATTTATTTTTGTTGAAGAAATTTTAGTAATTTCCTCCTTTGGGTTTTTCTTAATAATAAATATTTCAGATAATAATTGTAAAATATGTGCTATAAATGTTGATATATCACTTTTCGAATATTCAGAAAAGATTGTAAAAAGGTTGGTTAATTTAATAAAAACATATTTTTTTTCGTTTGGATCTTTAGTTAATGGATCTTCAGTTAATATATTATTATCCTTGGTAATATGTATAGAAGATATCTGATATGCATCATCACCTACTTTATTTATTTTATTTATAAATAAAGATACATGAAAAATTTTATTTTTGTCATATTCAATATCAATTATTAATTTTATTCTTTTTTCAGTTATTGTTATTTTAATTTCAAAATAAAACTTATTATGTTCAAATTCACGTTTTATAGGGCCTTCATAATTATAAAAACTCATAAACATAGTTTTTAATAGTGAATGAAAATGAGTATTACTATAAGGTGTTGTAGGAACTATATTATCTTGAACATTTGGGTTTGTGTCTTGACTTTGTTGCGATTGAATCATCTCATTTAAATCATGTTCTCCTAATATCATTGATGCTAAAGTTTTTCTATCTTTACTATATCTTTCGATACTACCTTTTAAAAAATCTACTGCTGCTTTACGAAGACCTTCTGATAATTCATTTCCAAATTTTATTTCATTTTCCTTTAAAGGATGCTCAATATCATCAGGTTTAGAAATTTTGCTTATTTTACGTTTCGACAGGACACTTCCGTCTTCGGGAAGAACATCTTCGGAAAGAACATCGTCAGGAACATCTTCGGAAAGAACATCGTCAGGAACATCTTCGGGAACATCTTCGGGAAGAACATCGTCAGGAACATCTTTGGGAAGAAAATCTTCGGGAACATCTTCGCCAAATGTTTCAGCAAGTTCAGCACTTTTAGTACTTTCATCTTGATCAACATTTTGAGAACGTTGAATTTTTTTTACATTTAAGAAATATTGTTCTTCTTCATCATCTTTTTTATCCTTTTTATCCTTTTCATCCCCTTCATCCATTACTTTTCTATATTTCTAGTAATACAGGATAAATTATTATATAAATATATATTATTATAATAGTATATAGTATGTCAAATAATGAACCTTTATTAATGCCTTCTAATAGATTGACTATTTTTCCCATCGAACACTATGATATGTGGGAAATGTATAAGAAATCCGTTAGTGTATTTTGGACTCCAGAAGAATTGGATTTATCTAAAGATGTAGATGATTTTAATAAACTTAATAATAACGAGAAATTCTTTATTAAACAAATTTTAGCATTCTTCAGTTCCAGTGATACTATTGTTAATATTAATTTAGGAGAAAGATTTTTAAATGACGTACAAATACTCGAAGCAAAGTTCTTTTACGGGTTTCAAATGGCAATTGAGAATATTCATTCCGAGACATATTCGCTTCTTATAGATACATACTTTAAAGAACCCAAGGAAAAGGATGAAGCACTAAATGCTATCAATTATATGCCCTGTATTAAAAAGAAGGCAGATTGGTGTTTCAAATGGATTAACGACGAATCCGCGCCTTTTTCACAGAGATTGTTGGCCTTCGCTCTCGTAGAAGGCGTGTTTTTCAGTGGTGCCTTCTGTAGTATTTTTTGGCTAAAAGAACGCGGGTTGATGCCCGGTCTAGCATTCTCAAATGAATTGATTAGCAGAGATGAAGGAATGCATGTTGAATTCGCAGTTCTATTATATTCAAAGATATTGAATAGATTACCTCAAGAAACTGTTCATCAAATAGTAAAAGAGGCGGTCGAAGTAGAAAAGAACTTTATTATCGAAAGCATTCCCTGTTCTATGTTGGGAATGAATTCTGAATTAATGTCTATATATATTGAATTTGTAGCGGATAGACTGCTCACTCAATTAAATTATGATAAGATTTGGAATTCAAATAATCCATTTCCTTTTATGGATAGAATATCAATAGAAAGTAAATCTAATTTCTTTGAAAGCCGCGTTTCTCAATATAGTAAAGCGAACGTCGGTGGGAAACAAGAACATTCTAAATTGCGCACTTTTTCTTTAGAAGCGGATTTTTAGAATCTCCAAAAATGTAATTACTTAAAGAACTCATATACATATTTTATATAATATAATGGATAGAATAGGAAATATTTTCATTGAAATTAAAAAACAAATTAACTATATAATAAATGATAGCGAATTTACATATTCACATAATTATATTAATTGTATGAATGAAATTATGAAAGTGTTAAGAAACGCCTTATTTAAATTACAAGACATATATTATAAATATATCTTGTATCCTAAATTAAAAAAAATTTAATTTTTATTACACAAAAAATGTTATTATGTGTATCATTGATCTATTATGTAATAGATTGTGTAATAGATTATGTAATTATTGAGATATATCTTGTTGCGATAGGCATAATTTTATTTCACCAAGAGAAGCAATAGTATATCTTAAAATGATAGGGTAATTATTTTTAAGATATAATTCAACATTATTTGATAAATTTGTGCATTTAGTGAATATAGATAGATATTTAAGACTAAATATACCTTGTATTATCTCTTGTTCTTCATCTGTACTATTCTTTTTAATAGTTATTGATTGTGATTTCTCTGAACCTAATATAGTCTCTTGGTCGCAGAAGTCGCCTTTGCAACTTAATATTAACTTATCTCCTATATTTCTAAACTCTATAAATTCGGCAAGATTATTCATATCTCTGATAATTTTTTGGAGATAATTCGAGGGCATATTTATAATAGTATGAAAATCTACCGGAGGTATATCTAGATTCAATACATCAATATCAAGTACAGATAATTTATAATTTGTCTTGTAATTTTTATCATTATTCTCTATAGTTATTCCTAAATGATTAGGATCATCCTTCTTAATATATATAGATAATATATCATTATTAGTAATCGTTTTAATTAGCGCGTGAAGTCTCAACATATTAATACCAACGTATGTTTTCTTCGCGCATTCGTATATCTCAAATTTATCAGCATCTAATTTAAGATGTATAAGTACTATATGAGTGTTGTCCATCGCAACTATCTTTATACCCGTCTCATCTATTTCCAAATTAACGTCCATTAATATTTCCTTAAGAGCATCTATAACTTGTTTAAATGTTGCCGCTTGTATTGTTTTAATATTTAATAAATATTCACTATCCATATAAATAGTAAAATATAATATCTCCTTAAATATTTATTCGTTATATTCGTTATATTCGTTATATTCGTTATATTGCTTATTTTTTGATTAAACTATTAATAATCATTCCCATTCCCAAATACCACACGTTTTTATAATTAGAATCTCTCATTAATTTAACACTAGTTATTTTTGCGTATTTTTTATACTCTTTGTTGTAATTTACGAATATATAAATAAAAAGGATGATAATAATAATTATAGATATTATCGCTAAAATTAATATCATAATTAATGTCCCCTTTAATTTATTTTTCCATATTGAGTCTGTATATAAGTACTCTTTTAAATCTGATAAATAATTATCATATATACAAAATTTTTTTTCTCCATCAATATTATTTAATTTTTTATCATGGTTATTAGTCGAGCATGCTTCGCCAGCAGCAACATTATCGTTTCGTATATTGTTTCGTATAGATAATGGAATGCCACCTATTAAAATATTATATAAATCATAATATTCAACTTTATTTTTCTTAATATCTTCTATATCTGAAATACCAGGAATAACGCCTGTTATTATATTAATAATATAATTTGAAAATACTCTAGGATGTAAAAAATCCTTATCAGTTTCATTCAAACCCTTTTTTTTATCATTAATATTAATTTTAATATTATTTAAGAAAATTATTATTAATTTTATAAAATCCAAATCTTTATTTTCATATATTTTTTTATCATTATCATATGCTGTCGCTATAGCAGCACTAACATATTTAATTTTATCTATAAAGTTATTATATTCATCTAGTTTATCACCTTGGACATCATTAATTATATCATTATCAATATGCGAAATATTTTTAATCGTATGTATATTATATCCTTTTAAATGATTTATTAAAATATCTATATTATCATTACCTTTAAATACATAACTGTTATTAGAATCTACATTTAAATATTTTTCTAAATTTACATATTTATATTTATTTACTGTTAGAGAATCTTCTTCAGACCCATCTATTATATATTTTTCATATTTCTTTTGCGGCATTGTAATATCAACAATAAAAATACTAAATAGTATTAAAAATATTGCCATAATAATCCCTAATTTAATCCAATCCTTACCATCATTACCATCATTACCATCATTAATAAAATAGCATTCTTTAATAATAAATTCACGACACTTGTCAATCTCAAAATCTATTCCTGCTATGTTACTCCATATCCATGCTAAAATATAAAATGATACTGAAATGATAGTTATTACTATGAAAAATTTTAATAATGTTCTAGTAATATTTAATGTAAAATATTTATCACTATAATTAAAATTATTATCTACTAATATGCTAATAAATAATTTATAATCTATTGTGTCGCCTATTAATAACTTACTAGTACCATAATTTTTACTATTTGGTATATATTCGTGCTCTGTTAGTATAAAATCCTCGCTATTCTTATTTAAAATAAGATTACCATATACTGATAAATTATACAATGTATTAATAAATATCAATATACTTATTATAATAATAGTATATATATAAAAATATACATAATACAAAGATAATTTGTACTCGCCCATCTGCTCTCTTTATTATTAATAATATTTTAAATCCTTCAAGGTTCTATAAATCTTTCAAGGATATAAAATTACTGGCTAAATATTCTAAACTACACCTAATATTGCTGTTTTAATCTCGTCAATTATCAATACTAAAATAGAACCTATTATAATTATATATTTCTCTACATTTTCGCGCATTTCATTATTTGTATATTTTATAATCATCAAAATTAGTAAAATTATAGCAGCGTTTAATATAAGTTCAATTGCCAAGTATAAATTGAAAAAATATACAGCACCCCAATAATCAATAGTTTCTATATAATATAATTTTTCTTGAAATTTTTCAAGATACTTATTAGGATTACTATCGTTATATAGTGCTTTTGCTAATATCACGTCCTTAACTTCATATTCCTCAATATATTTAAATAATTCAGTATTTATATTATTTAAATCTTTTATTAATTCACCTTTATGTAAATTGTGTCCCAATAAAGATTTAAGAGATAATGTGAAATCTATTTCATCATCTATCTCTTTAATACCAATATTTGCGACTCTTCCAAATACCAATTTATTTAACTTAATCAATATATACGGGTCGTCTATATTATTATTAACAAAATATATATATAAAATGGTTATAAATAATAATGTTTTCTTTATATCTCTCAATTTAGTTTTAATATCATCTTTTTTTATTAAATCATCAAATACAGATTTATATGTATTATCTATAGAATCAATATATTTTTTTGTTTCTAATACATTATTATTATTTTTCCCTCCTGTATTTGGTTTATTTTTAATAAAATCATCTATATTTTTTTTTGCATCATTTACCTCTTTCTCAAATTCGGTGATTTTAATATCTTTTGTAATATCTTTAGCATATAAATGTTTTCTAGAATCTATAGATGATTTTATAATTTTTATTAAATTAATTAAATTATTTATTTCTTCTCGTATATTTTCTAAGTAAGGGGTACTTATAACATCCTCCAAGTCTTCTTTTTTATATTTAATTAAATTATCGGCAATTGTTTTTAATTGTGAATAATATTGAGTTTTTAAACTAAGTGCTGTAGCGTCTATGTCGATTTTTAATATATTATATATTTTATTGAAGAAAGCATTTGAATAACTATTTTGACTATATATATTCTTCTTATAACTAAAACTGTAATTAATTTCCAACATCTTTTTTTCAAAATCTGTTCTTGCCTTATATATATCTGGATTATTAGATTCGTCTATAATACTATACTTACCCTTCATATAATCTATATCATCTCCATAAGCAATTTTTGTAAAAGCATGTATTATATCGTTGTCGTTATTATAACTTTTTAAGATTAAATCATTATTAACATTATATCTTACGTACTCGTCCGCTATAATTAAATCATCATATATTCCCTTTATTTTTTTATAAGTTCCATTAATAAATATAAAAAAATATATTACGCTATGTAATATACAATATGCCAAAATAGATATTATTATTATTACCAAATAAGCATCCTTGTCTATAATTTTATTAAAGAAAAATTTTTCTCCTTTATATTCGCTATTAAATATAAAATTATAAAAGTCTCCTATAAATGCTATAAATATAATAAACAATATTACAAATATTAATAGTAAAATTATTTCATATAATTTGTTATTTGTCCTTACATATAATTCTGTTACATTCTTGTCGTACGACCACAATAAAGATGTTGGTATTAACAAATATAATCCATTTAATATATATCCATAAATATCCCCATTGTTATTGGAATTTTTCAAATACTTATGATTATTATAATCATTATATACATATATTACACCATTCTTTCCAATTATTTTTTTTCCAATTATTTTTTCAGTTTCTGTACCATCTACAGATTGAGCGCTCGTTACAACATCAGAATATATACTTTTATTTATGTTAATTTCCGGAATAATCTGAACAGTATTATGTTCATATTGAATTTTATACGTTATGTCATAATATTTTACATATAAGGGTTCATATGAAGAAGAAGTATTTATAATATAATTTTTATTATTAGATGTGAGATGACTAAAATTTATTAAATTATATATTTTTAAAAAATGTTCTTTTTTCATTAAATTTATATCTTTTATAATTTTTATACTATCGCCCTCTTCTTTTTTTTCTGTAATATACGATAGATCTATATCAGCATTCCTAGTAACATCGTTTTTAATTAATGTAAATTCTTTCATATCAATAGCGTGTATATCATTATTATCAACATTTTCAAATAAATTATTATTATAATTATTATCTGAATTAATTATATTCACATAATTTATCAATCTATAATTATAAATATCTTTAAGTTTATAATTTATAGCGTCCTCAAATGTGTTATGAACTACTATTTCTTTTATAGAATATATAGTATATAAGGTATAATTTATAATCGCCAATACAAATATAACGATTATAATTAATGCGATTATATATAATATATATGTGATTATATTTATTAATGTTTCATTCATCGCTTATTAAATATATATTCTTATTTAATAATTATAATAAAAATAAAGTAGATTATTACTATGTATTATTATGTATTACTAAAAATTAATAATAAATGCTCCATATATAGTAATTAAAGTTATTATATAAGTTATGATATTTTTGTAAGCGCTTATATAATAATTAAATGGATAATATGTTCCGTTATTTAATTTCTTATTTAACCATTTAAAATCTATAAGTCCGAAGTATATTAATCCGAATAGGGAAAATAAGATACCTCCCAATATTATAGTAAGTAGCCCAAACTTATAATAGAGCAGATAAGAAGATTTATAATCTCTTATCATCATATAACTTGCGATTAACTTTTTCCTGATATCAGCATATTTAGTTTTAATAGCATCCTTTAAATTTAATATAATTGATTTGTCTGGTAACCCTAACTCTATATCTGTAATATATTTTTCTATATTTTCCGGAAATATAACATCAATCTCATTTTCCAATTTACTATATATACATTTTGAATTATTACATAGATTGTTTACGTCTAGAATAGTTTTTTTCTTAACTCTATCAGTTAATATAATCGCCATACATATTTTAAGAAATGTATCTGAAGTAATATTTTTTCCCAATCCGTTCAAGTGTTCTTTCAATACATTATTATCTATATAAACATTTTTTTTAGGGTCGTGCTTTTTAAGTAAATCACAATCTACATTTTCTATAATTTGCGTGTCCATAATTTTAATATTGTCATGTACTTTAATATCATCTACATTATCGCCGTTAAATTCATTGTAAAATACATAAGAGTGAAATAACAAAGATATAAGTATATATATCATAAATCCGTATATAAGATTATATTCATTATTACAATTTTTATAAATATCATAATTATAATATTTGTTATAAAATAATATCTTTATTTCATTTGGCAGAGATGTATATGAAAATATATTTATTATACGATTATACCAGAATATAATAAATAATATCAAATATATACTTAAAAATTTAAAATTTTCAAAATCTATTACATTTTTACCCGATTCTGACATAGGATAAAGATTGCAATATTTTAAATTTAAACTATCATAACTCGGATTAATATATTTTGCCGATGTCGTATTTAGTGTTATTCGACTATTAGTAAAACTAACTATATCAATAATACTTATAAATAATAGATAGAGCAATGCTATACATATAATAATTCTCATTATAGTATCCGTTATTTCTTCAAATTTCATTTATATCCGCTTATACCTTTAATAATATATATTTTAAAAATTTTATTAAATTGCTTTAAATATCCATAATAATAAAAATATCGTAATAGGATAACTAATTCTTAATAAAAATTCTTGAAAATCTGTTAATATATTATCACCAATATATTTAGATAAATAATATGTCAACATTCTATCTATTGAAATGCCGAGAACTATTACTAGAGAAAATAAGGATAATTTAATAACTTCGGTTCTCTTCAAATTCATTCTATCAAAAAAACTATATTCATTTCCGCGTTTTCTCGAATAATCATTATGGGTCTGTTCGGATTGTTTATATTGCTGTAATTGGTTTTGATTTTGGATTACAGGAATTAACGACGTATTATTTACATGTTGCTGTTGTATATTATCTGTCTTGTAATTTATCTGTTGTGTAGGCGGAGCCATTTGGGCATGGTGGGCCTGCTGTGCCTGTTGAGCCTGTTGGGCATGATGCGCTTGTAACATTATATTTTGGGATTTAGAAGATCTACTATCATCCATTGACATGTCGTTGTTGCTCATTTTATTAATTTTTTGCGGCGAATATGAATTATCCATATTATCTCCTAATAAATTATCGTCTCCTCCGTATAATAAACTTAAATCTGTCATAATATCTATATATATATATGGAAATAAATTATTACAAGTAATAGAAAAAATAATAATCTTTAAGTAATACAGATTAAATGAATAAAAACATTGATTATGAAAGTTTATTTACATACATATCATTAATATTAGCATTCGCTATATTTATAGTATTAATGTATGGATGTTTATCTACTAATTATAATAATATAGAAAATTTTACTACTACAAATGATGTTAAAAATGCTGAAATCCAAAGTATGACTGTAAATGCTACTGGCGGAATAACGGCAATAACTCTAAAGGATACTGAAAAAGGCAAATATTACAAAGATAAACCACCTATAATAACTATCGCAGCACCTCCTACAACGGGTACTCGGGCAACCGCGACAGTTGTATTAAATACGAGCCCTATTTCAGGAACTAATCCCGAACTTTTTCAAATTAGCAGTATAACTATAGGAACTGCTGGTACTAATTACACTACCGATATTACAAAAATTACATTTGAAACAATCGACGCATATAAGGCGCGCAATACTATTTCTGAAATTGCCGAAGTTGAAAACATAGTAATAAATACTTCAGGAGAAATAACGGCAATAAATCTAAAGGCGGGTAAAAAAGGAAAATATTACAAAGATAGTCCACCTACTATAAATATTCTTTCTCCAACTGACAGCGCAGGAAAGCAAGCGAAAGCAGTTGCGAAGTTAAAATCAACACCTATAGAAACTAATGGAATTTTTCATGAAATAGAAAGTATTGAAATTACAGAAAAAGGAGCGAAATATATATCAACTGATAGTAATAAAGTAGTTATTCAAAATATGTCTGATTATAAAAATGACATGACCCCTATAACTTTAACCACCGAGCAAAGAGAAAATATAATAAAATTAATGGACGGATGCACTGCTTTAAAAAATAAGGAATCTTATACGACAAAAATAAATAGTAATAAATTGGTAAAGCGAGATGTTGAAAACATTATATCTGAAGTTTCAAAAACTACATAAAAATATCATTCGCTATCATTATCATTATCATTATCATTATCATCGTCTCCTTCGGCATCATTATTAACATAATGTTGATTATATTGCCGTAGTTTTATGCCCTCATCGCTATAATCAATTTCATTCTTTTTATAATCATTTATATTGTCGCGCGAATATTCTTCGCCTTCATCATCGCTGTCCCCTTCAATTTCTTCTTGATAATATTTATATTCAATATAATTCATTTTATATTCAGGGTTTAATATTGAACCTTCAGGGAATTTATTTTGCTTTGGTTCGTAATAATAAATAGCGAATACAATATTATGATTAACCCCTTTAAAATCATACAAGGAACCTTTGTTAGTTTCAAAACGGAGAGATATTTTAGATAATTTACCAATAGGATGAAACTCGCGAATAGGCAATTTAGTAATCGCTAATCTTTCGCTATTAATACCTACATTATCTACTCGAAATTTTGCTAAACCAAGAGAATATTTAGAATATGATAAAGAGCCGAATAAATGTTCCTCTATTTCTGGACATTTCAGAACTATGTATTTATTTCCTATTAAATAAACAATACCGGGAGATGTCACTATATATTTATCATATTCTACTGGACTTACAACTTTTGTTAATTTAGTATTTAAAATACTATGGAACATTTTATACAAATTAGGATTAGAAATATATCCGCTTTTATATTGATATCTATCGTTGATATAAGGATGCGCATAATTATATAAATCAAACCCTAGATTTTCATATATTGTAGATCTTTTCATATCAAGAATGAAAGGCAGCCTAGAATATATATCTATTAAGTTTGTTAATTCTGCTGGTTCCGAATGTTTTTTAAAACCTATCTCGTTATCATCTTTGTCTTCATAATTTAATAAAAATGTCTTTAACGTATAATCACCGGGTTCAATTATATTCTTAATAAATATATCTTCATAATTTATATATTCGTTTTCACCATAATTTTTATTATTATTATCATTAAGTTTATACCATATTTTTAAACCCTTTATTATATCATTGTTTTTACATAATGCTATTTCACTAACTTTGAGAACCCTATTGTATATTTTAAAATCTCTTATATACATTTTAGCACCATCACTCCAAGTACCAGTGTAATTATCTCCCATTTTATTATTTGTAATAGGATTAGCAAGACCTTTTCCAATAAATTTTTTTACATAAAACACGTTTTTAATCGTTTTCAATACATTTAGTGTAGTAATATTAATTACTGAAGAGGATTTTTTAGATATATATATTTTCCATTCGCGCTCCAAGATAGTCCAGCATATATGAACTTCTTCGCTTAAATCAATGTCAGATATTGTTTGCTTGTCCCCTGCTATACTACCGTCGCCTATAATAAATTGTATATCATATAGAGTACCTGTATTTCTTTTAACGACATTGACTGTCATTGCGGTATAATTAGTACTTGTTTGTTTCCATAAATGATAATATCCGAAACTAAAAACACAATATGTATTATTTTTAAATAAATCATAAATTGCTTCTGTTTTAATTTTAAAAGAATATGAAATGCCAACTTCAGTTCCTCCTATAAATGTATTATATTCTGTGCTATTTGTATATATATTATATATATTGATATAATTACTTAATTCTAAATAACCTCCGTTTTCTACTAGAGTATAACCATCAGTATAGGAACAAGCGCTAGGAATTATATTACATTCTATTTTTTCTTTTATACCATTAGTAATAATATCATCTTGTTCATTTGCCCCTAAATAATAATATAAAAAATTGTTTTCAACATCTATATTATACATAGTACGCGGAATACTCGCGTCAATTATTTCCATACCAATTACGTTTTTAAAAGGAACCGTGAATTCTACAACATATTTATTAGGATTCGGAAATTTATCTCTGTCTCTATCAGTGCTATCTATTAAAAATGTATAATTTTGCTTAATACTATTATCTTTAAGATAATTAATATCTTCAATAGACATTTAATGATTAACTTATTAATAATACTTATATTATTATTTATATCTAAATATATCTAAATATATCTAAATATATCTAAATATATCTAAATATATCTAAATATATCTAAATATATCTAAATATATCTAAATATATCTAGAAATTATTAAATATCGTTTGCTTGATATATTTGTTATTCGATTCTTGTGGTAATTTTCGTATTTTCTTCAAAATTTCCGGAAAATACTTCGATATAAATGCGGTTATTTCATCGTCGTTATTATATCTATATATCTTTATAAATTCCTTGAAATATAAGTAAAATATCGCTCTCAATACAATATAGCAGTATGAATGTGTTTTTTCGCGCCAATTATTATTACCCTGTTTATCCAATATTTTTTTAGCAATTCTAATATTATGTTCTCTATCTGCCTTAAGTATCATCTTATATGATGCGAACGACATATTATTTTCTATAGAATAAAATATAACATTAATTATAATGGCGTATGTTTCAACAATAGCCTCATTAGGTATTAATACCTGACTATTATCTATTCTACACATATTCTTTATTAATTTAATATTTTCACGAGACCAATTTTCAAAATGTATATTATTATGATGATGTAAAGTCTCGTGTATTATAACTTTCTCATAATCTTCTTTCCTTATTATATATATATTGTTTAAATTAATATAAGTAAATCCTCCATTAACATTCGCCGCACCTACATCTTCTATATTTTTGCGCGGTAGTTTGCGTTTCAAAGGATTTAACAAAATATAATAATTAAAGTTTTCTGCGGGTTTAATATTAAACAACTTTTTGATTAAAAATACGCGATATATACTATTAAATAAATGCAGTCTTATTTTTTTTGTAATTACCTTATTTGTTAATATGTTAAATTTAATATTTTTATATGTAATTTGATAAGCGCTATTACATTTATCCAAAAATGTAATAGAAAAATCCCATTCAAAATAACCGTCCATTTTTAATAAGGTTTTGAAATATTCAAAGTTTGACAATGGCGCCTCTTTAATGTGCGGTTCATTTAAATCAAAATCATAATTGCTCTTAATTAATTTATATAGGTCGTATTCATTATAATTCATCTAAAAAAAACTGCCTACTCTCTTTAATGATTGTAGATATATATTTGTCTTCTTTCAGTTTTGAAGAAATTATGAGAAGTTTATTTGACATTATATTATTATCATTAGTGTTATCAGATAATTCAATAACTCTTTTAATAAAATGCGTATATACTTCTGTTTTAATAGAGTACCTTAAGTTATTTTGCTTAATATCAGATACCCAATTATTATTTTTATCAAGATATTCCCACACATTATTTTTAATATATTTGTATTTACCCTTCAATATTGTAAATATAACCAATGATATGTCATAATCCGTGTTATTAATTACACATAAATCTATACAATTATTTATATCCATATAAAATATAATAATAATAAATGCTTATTTATAAATTACCTCCTAGAAAAACTCAAGCAAAAACTACGAAAAAAACGAGTTCATCAACAGTTCAGCGCGGAGGAGCGGTAGCAGCATCCGATGAAAATAAACCGAGTGATTTTAGCAATGTTGTATCGATAGGAAAATTACCTTTTTTAAAACATCAAAGATGTTTGAATATGACATTGGAACAGTATAAAAACAAGGAGCATATAAATAAAAAAATGTGTTATATTGAATTTGATAGTACTTTATATGATATTGAAAATAATATTATTAATAATCTAGAAGTAATCAGAAGTAAAATACGAGAGCCTTTTAAAAAAGATAACAAGACACTAATACCTCTTCCTATATATGTATCTATTGCCAAAATAATATCTAGGGATAATAAATATGTTTTAAATAATACATTAAGCGAAGATACAAAAAAGTTTCCAGAGACATTTTTTGAAAAATATACATTCAAAGGAAATATGAAGATTATTATATATGTACCCAATTTAATGAATAATAAAGACCAATATTATAATTATTATCCATCACTAGATGCTTATACTAATCAAAACAAATGGATGGAATATATGACGAGTCCCGATTCATACTATTTAAAAGTTATCGATAATAGAACAAAAACCAATTTAAATTACAGATACGACAATTTATTTAAGAAATCTTTGAACAATATATGTGGTGATTTTGGATGTGTTTCAGGAAATGTAGGAGAGGATATAGATCATATCAGAGGTAAATATGGAGGTGCTATATATATGCCAACAAAATGCCTACAATCTAAAGAATACAGTTCGCAATATAATATGAATAGAGATTTTAATGACTTATATTCAAAATCCAGTGATGAGGCGAAGAAAATATATGAGGAAAATTTGAAAGAAGCAAAAAAAGAGGCGGAATCAGATAATGATGAAAAATTGGCCGAAGAGGAAGAGGACGAATTGATGAAAAACTCGGTTTCAGAAACACTCGGATATATGGGAAGAGAAGGTAAGGATGGTAATAAGATAAATAGGTCATATAATAATACTATCATAAATGATATAAATCGCAGGGCGGATAGTAATTTCCCAGGGATACAAGAAATTACTTTTAGAATGTTAAAATTGAATCAAAATTATTCTAAATTTTCTGGGTTTTTCCATTATATGCCCTGGGGTGATAAATTATTAAATAGCGAATATGTGCTAAATAGCGGAGCCACATTTTTCTTTGAAGATTCTAAATATGTATCTAAAAATAAAACAACACAACAATATATTAAGTTTAAATCGATAAATGATAAGTACTATATGGAATTCAATTCAAACGGAATTCTTGCGATATATAATAATAATGGTACTCAAAAAACAGTAGTTCCTTATGCTTCAAGGATGAGTTTGATGAATACGAAAAATAAAAGAATACATTATGATCCGAGTCTCGGAATACATTTTTTAGGAGAATATATTGATAGTAAAAATGGCAATAGCGAGGAAACACTATCTATTAAATATAACACCGATAATAGGAGCGAACCTTACAGTCTAATATTAGATACAGATGAAAACAATATTGGGAGATTTAAAATATATGATTTAGGATTTAATGTAATATTTAATAATTAAATAGATTATTTTTAGTTTATATATATATATAATATATAATATATAATATATAATATTAGAAGAATGATTAATAACGAATGGGATATATTAGATTTATATTTTAAAAATCATAAATATCCTTTTACAGGACATCATTTAGATAGTTATAGAAATTTCATTAAAGTTAAAATACCCGAAATTATAAGATCTAATAACCCTATTACAATGATTAAAATGGATGATAGTAATAAAAATTTAATTGTTAAAGTAGATATTTATATTGGAGGATTAGATGGTGAAGAAATATATGTAGATAGACCTATAACTTTCGAAAATGGAACCCCTAAATTAATAACACCAAATGACGCTAGAATGAAAAATTTAACATATCTTACTAATATTTTTTCTACAGTATTGGTCAGAATTACAAATGATAAGGGTGCTATAAAGGACATCTCATTTAAAAATATAGCGATTGGAGGCATACCTATAATGCTTCATAGTGATGTATGCTTACTCAAAAATAATGGTTCAGATATATTAAAATTATTAGGCGAATGTCCATATGATACAGGAGGGTATTTTATAATCGATGGAAAAGAAAAAGTAATAATAGCGCAAGAAGATATAGTGACTAATAAATTATTTACTAGCGCTTTAAAAGAAGATCCTAACGGATTTAGTTATAAAGGTGTTATTCGCTGTGTAGCCGAGAAAGGTTCTATTAAACCCTATAATATAGAGTTCTTTTTCGTAGATACTCCAATAAAAAGCGATGGTATCTATAATGATGAAAAGATTAAAATAGCATATTCTTCTAAAAAATATAACTACGGCACTATATTAGTTTCAGTTCCTTCGATAAGAGAAAAGATACCATTATTTATATTATTTAGAGCACTTGGTATAGAAAGTGATAAAGATATATGTAACACAATTTTTGGCGAATACGCAAATGATATTGAAAAGGATTATTTTGAAAATTTTATAAGACCGAGTATAATAAGCGCGTCATATATAGATGAAAAGGATAATGAAAAATATGTATATACACAAAACGAGGCTCTTCAACGTTTATATAATGTATATAAAAAAATGTATAAAACATCTACGGTAGAACATATAAAATCTATAATAATAACTGAAATATTTCCGAATATAGAAGATATACGCGATAAGGGAAAATATTTAGGATATCTAGTTTTTCAATTTATTAAAACGGTTATAGGTACTAGTCCAGTTAGCGACCGTGATAGTTATATATACAAAAGAGTTGATATCAGTGGATTTAAATTAACCGAATTATTTCAAGATTCCTATACAAAATTGCGCGATGACATTAGAATTAAAATAGACAGAGAGTATTACTATGGTTCTTATAAAGATAAGGATAATTATGATAAAATAATAAATTCTAATAATATCTTTAAAATTATTGATTATTTAATTATAACAGAGACGTTTTCTAAATCATTAAAAGGAGGCAGATGGGGTATGGAAACTAATAAGGATCCTGAATTAGGAATTGTACAAGATTTGTCGCGAATTAGTTATATAGGATATTTATCTCATTTAAGACGCGTTAATATACCTATTGATAGAAGTTTAAAAATTACTAGTCCTCATAGATTACATTCGCAACAATGGGGAATGATGTGTCCTTTTGAAAGTCCTGACGGCGGTTCAATAGGATATCTTAAAAACTTGGCATTATTAACAAAAATAACTGCTGGAATAAATGTAGAAAATATTAAAAGATGTTTAATAGATATTGGTATAATTCCATTAAATAAATGTAATTTTATTATAAATAAAAATATTACCAGTGTTTTATTGAATGGTACTTTATACGGATATACGGGAGACCCCATTTTTATTACTAGGATATTGAAGGCGTATAGAAGAAATGGATTAATTAATATATTGATATCTATATCTTGGAATATTCCAAATAATGAAATTAGAATATTTACAGAAGCGGGAAGACCTTGTAGACCTGTTTTAATTCTAAATAATAATAAAAAGATGGATTATCCTCATAACGAAATATTAGTTTATAAAAATAATTATACTAATTGGTTTGATATGCTCAATGGTTTATATACTAAATTAGAAGATAATGAAAAGACGGATGATTATTATTATAGAGATGTATATAAAAAACCTATAGATGATGAAATAAATGTATTAAATAATACGGAAAAATCAACGGGTGGATATATGTCGGCATTTTTGAATATGGGTGGGAAAAAATCTAATTCCGAAGATATAGAAGAAGATGATAATATCAATACTTATCACAATAATTATAGAAAGGTTTATGGTAAAATATTGAAAGAATTGGAAAATAAGGGTGCTTGTATAGAATATTTAGATAATGAAGAGACGGACACGTGCTTTATAGCGATGAATAAAGATGATATAACTCCACTACATACGCATTTAGAAATACATCCCTCTACAATATTAAGTGTGGTTTCTGGAAATATACCTATGTCTAATCACAATGCTGCCGCTAGAAATATATTTCATGCCGCACATACTAAACAGGCGATTGGTATATATGCGACTAACTTTAATAAAAGATTTGATACAATGAGTTATATTTTACATTATCCGCAAAGGGCAATAGTAAATACGCGTATCGCGCAATATACATCAAGTGATTATATGGCGAATGGGTTTAATACAATTGTTGCTATTATGACATACTCCGGTTTTAATCAAGAAGATAGTATTATGATAAATAGGGCATCGATAAATAGAGGATTAAATTATGTGTCTTACTATAAATCTATTTCAGCATCTACTAAAATTATTTCTGATACTGAAAGAATCATATTCGGAAATCCCGTACAAATGAAAAAGGACGGTAAAAATGTGAATGGGATTAAAAAGAAGGATTATTCTTACATAAATGAAAAAGGGTTTATTAAGAAGGGAGTATATATACCACAAGGTCAGGAAGTTATCATAGTTGGTATGTTACATGAAAAAGTTATTTATAAAGAAGTTAAAAAAGGTATGTTTATTGAACAAGTAAAGGAAATAGAATATACTGACGTGTCTATAAGTACCGATAATTCATTATATGGAACTGTAGATCAAATAGTAATAGATAATAAATTGGCAAATGAAGATTCTAAAATATGTAAAGTGAAATTTTTAAAAATTAAGAAACCCGAATTTGGCGACAAGCATGCTTCGCGTCATGGTCAAAAAGGTGTTGTAGGTATGATAATTCCCGAGGAAAATATGCCATATACAAAGGACGGAATTAAACCCGACATCATAATAAATCCTCACGCGATTCCTTCGCGTATGACAATTGGGCATTTAGTTGAATGTATTTTTGCTAAAATGTGTTGTATCGATGGAATATTAGGTGATGCTACAGTATTTATCCCAATAGATAATGATGTAATATATAAAAATCTAGAAGATAATGGTTATGAAAAACATGGTAATGAAATATTATATAATGGTTTTACTGGAAGACAAATAGATACTGAAATATTTATAGGACCTACATATTATTTTAGATTGAAGCATATGGTTGCTGAAAAAATTAATTCGCGCGGTTGCGGCGGAGGACTTCTAGGAGCAGAATTTAGTAGCAAAATTACTAGTTTAACTAGACAACCCACAGAAGGAAGAAGAAAAGGTGGTGGATTACGTATAGGCGAAATGGAGCGTGATACAGTATTAAGTCATGGTATATCAATGTTTATAAAAGAGAGTATGATGGAACGCTCTGATAAATATAGATGGTGCGCTTGTAAAAGATGCGGAACATTAGTCGCTTTTAATATTAAAAATAATATTAATATGTGTAAAAATTGTAATAATGAAGATATATCTGTTATTGAAACACCTTGGGCTTTTAAACTATTAATACAAGAATTTGAGGCAATGGGAATACAACTGCGAATAAATACCGAAGAAATTGAAATACCCTATAAAAAGACTGAACAGTATATATATAAGGATAGTGATGAAAGCGCGAATAATAGCGATGATGATGTTGAAAGTTTAAGTAGCGATATAATAAGCGATAGCAGCGATAGTAGCGATAGCAGCGATAGTAGCGATAGCGGTGATAGCAGTGATAGTAGCGATAGCGGAGATAGTAGCGATAGCGGAGATAAGAAAAAATATGGTAAGAATGTTAAAAAGGTAATGGAAATTTATGATAAGAACTTTAAAAAAATTAAAAATATTAAAGTCGGTGGCGAGAATGAAGAATTTGAAGATTATAGCGAAGATGATGATAATGTTAATGGATTACAAATAGCAAGTAAATATGGTGGTGGCAATTATGTAAATGAAATGTTCGGCGGAGAAGAAGATGAAGATGAAAGTGGTGAAAGTGATGAAAGTGATGAAAGTGATGAAAGTGATAAAGTCGGGGCATATGGTGTAAAAGAGGAAGAAGATTCTAGCGATGAAGATGAAGACGAAGAGGATGAAGAGGAAGATGAAGAGGAAGACGAAGACTGGGAAGAAGATGATGAAGAAGATAAAGATCAAAAAATTGAAATGGGCAGAGAATATAGGGGTTTAGTAAATTTAGATGAAATAAAAGATAATTACGAAACTGTTATGGAAGGTGGCGATGCTGATAATAAAACTGATGTACAAGATAATAATGTTGAATTAAAAGTTATACATATAAATTAATATTATAGTTTATTTTTTTAAAATAATTAAATTATTAGATAGTATAGTAGTATAGTAGTATAAAAAAATGGAGATAATAGAGGTAGTATTATATTTTATATTAACAATTATATTAATTGCTTTGATAGGTGTATTAACATGGTTAGTATATGATTATTTTAAATATAAGAAAGAAATAAGTGAAAAAACAACAAATATAATAAATTATTCAGATAATAACGATAGTACGATAAAACGTGATTTAACTAGCGAAATGAATAATCTACATTCGCAAAATTCTAATTATATTTTATCTACATCTAATATTTTATTTAATTATTCTAGTAATTATGGTGTAGCAAACAATAATTATATTTATTCAACTTCGAATAAATTATTAGATATTTTAAATAGTAATTACGAAAAAAATTACAGATATACGCATAATACGTCAAATCAATTATATAGCCAATTATATACAGATTATACTCGCGTTAATAATATACAAAATGACAAATTATTTACTTATTCTAGTAATTTAAACAATTATTCTTCTAATATTTCTGATAATTTAGATAAATATTTTACATTTGGATTACATACCAATGATGTTAATACCAAAATTTATCAAAGAAATTGGGATATTACCGGAACAAATAATTTAAGTTTAATACAAGATACAATTGCGGTAAATAATTTAACTGCTAATAAAGGAATGAGAATAAATACTTCTAACTATAACAATATTTATAAAGGCCTTGAATTATGTAATAGAAACGGCGAAAACTGTTATAATTTTTACGTAGAGAATGATATGTTAAAGGTAAGTAATCCCAGATGGAATAATCAAACGAGCAATATAGTATTTTCCTATAATTAACCAAATAAAAATAATTAAATAATATAGAGATTATAATATATATAATGAAATATAAGGATTTATTATTATTGTCATTGACTATAATATTTATTATATTAAGTATTTTTTATATTATTAGTGTTTGTAATTATAATGTAAGGGAACTATTTATTACGAGATATCACGATGTAAATAAAGCGTGTTCTAATGTCGTCGTTTTAGAAAATGAACCGGAACTAATTAGTACAAGCGATTATTCGAGTGTAAAATTAAGAAACAATCAAGTAATTGGCGATTATAATGAATATTATAATTGTAATAATAATATGGATACTTTTTTATCTAATTATAATGATGTTAAAAGTAGAGATTTATTGCTAGCATATAAATGTATTAAACTAAAACCATCCGAACTTATAAATATAATAAGTTCAAATAGTATTAACAGTAATATATATAAATATAATAATATAACGTTTTTATATAATGATGTTTCTGAATTAATAAATGAGATGGACAGATTAATTAAAACAAAAATAAGTGAGTTAAAAAATAGACAGAATAATTTGGAAGCAAATTTTATTCACTTCCCTATATATGTTTGTATTTCGCAAGCACCATATTTAAAAAATAATAACGAAAATATCAAGGTTACCGATTCTAATCGTGGCCCCGATAATAATAATTATGATTCTTGTTCTTTACAATACAGTGATGTTAATACGCATCAAAATTGTCATGCTACTTTTAGAATGAAAGCAGAAATATGTATAATATTTTTAGGTTTTAACGATTCGGGAGATATAATATTAACAAACAATGCTGTCGATAATAATATTAAAGATTTTAAAAAAATATTAGATATGTATACCAGTACAAATAGACAATGTTTCTTAAATTGTGGTATAAATAATTCAACGCATTCTTGCGGATGTTTAAATCTAGATAATGCTTATGAAAATTATAATTCCGTATGCTTAACAAATAATCAGAACGTAAGTTATAGTATTGTATATTTTGTAAATCCTTATTCGTCCAAATATTCAGACGCCGGATATACAAATAAACCCGACAGTTTAACAGAATTTAGATGGTTTGGGGGTAAAACTACAAATTCCGGAACTATAGCAACTGGTTCTACTGGTTAGTAAGTATAATGTTTTAGTTGTCATCATCGTCGTCATTAATAAATTTTATTTTTTCAATAGGATTAAGTTTAAATCTTTCTACCTTTTCCCAAAAAATATTTATTTTATCGCTAATATTACCCCATTCATTTTTATTAAATATTACGCGCTGTGTATTTATTTTATCTAGTTTCCAATAGTTTAATTTAACATATTCGTAAATATTATTTTCGGAATCTTCATCAAATGCCCTCATTTTATTATAAATATCATTAATATTATCAGCAGCATTCTTATTATTATCGCTATATAAATAAGTATATTCTCCCTTTTTTGAAATATACTCAGCAATAATACCATGTTTAATATCGTCGCTATCAGAATTTCCAAATTCTTCAATATATTCACTTTCTTCTTCTATTATTAGAAACTTACATTCTATATAATCGCATTCATTTAAATTACATACAGCCAGTTGCCCTTGTATTTGCATCAAGTATTTTTCCGGTATATAAGTATCTATTATTTTACGACTATAAGGGCATTTTATTTCTATCATAATTCCGAGTTCGTTAATTCCATCAGGAGAAGCACCAAAATGCTCATTATTTTTATCACAAATTAGTCCAAATTCATATATATTAATATTTTTGTTAATTTCCGAATATATGCGAGACGCCATTGGTTCAAACATTGTACCCCATTTTAGCGCCTTAATAGCATTGTAATTAATATTATCTTTCGTAATTTTCGCCTTCTTCTTTGCGATAGAATCGCTTATTTTACTATCTTTTATAGCGTCATATAAATCGCTGGCAGTTAATCTATTTTCACGCGCATCAAACCATTCCTTTGTTCTCTGTTTAATAATAGGCTCTTTTACAAGTTCTTTAAGTACTGCTCTATAATTATTAACATCCATTACCCTTTTTTTAATTATATTTCTATCAATATTTTTATCTTTATGGTTATCATTTATTCTATCATATATATAGTCGATTTTGTTAATTTTTTTTATACCATCTTTAATAATATGTAAAATTTCATTATCAATAATATTATTAACTGTATTTATATCAGTCATATTAATATATGATGATATATTGTTATATAGTTTAAATCTAAAACTACATAGCACTTTGAACTTCGTTTTCGCATTTTTTTTTATATTGCTTCGACTCTTTGTATTTCTTGTCAATTGCCGCATTGATTTTATTATACAACTGTTTATCCATGAAATTAATTTCATTAACATTGTTCGTCAATTTTTTATTTCTCGTCTTCAATTCATATAGTTCGTTTATTTCGGCAATTTTCTTATTAAGAATTACATCAAAAGAAGACGATGAAATATCAGTGTTTAATTCTTCGCTGACGTCGCAGTCTTCATTGGTAGTCATTATTATAATTTCTATATTGCGCTATATCGTTATATCTATTATAATTAGTGATACAAAATCATTTTTTATACAATTTTCATTTTATTATCATTTTACGGCTATCATAAGCCCAATGAAGCAATGTTTGTCTTAATCTAGGATATATTTTTTCACTATTGCTTCTTAATTCATTTACCTTATTTTGTAATTGATTCTTAAATCTACCCTTGGGACCTGCCGATTTTTTCCATCTATTTATTTGACGGATATCATCATCCGTTCTACGACCATTATAAAAATTACAATACCATTCTATCCATCCATAAGGGTCGACGTCTTCTTTAATCCAATTCTTTTCCATCCAATATTCATAACTTGTTCCGACTTCTACCTTATAATAATTAATGCTTTTATCATATTCTTGCTTTATTAATAAATTATCAGGAATGCCTTTGAGAAATTTAAAATGTTTATGATGATTTTTATATATTTTTTTAGTTTTAGGTGATTTAATTTGCCTAAAATAAGAACCTCCCATAATACCTAAACTAAACATCTCCTTCGGTGTTATATTTGGTTTAAATTCAGGATGGTCTTTAAAATAAATGCTCATTATCTATTATATATTATATTTTTCATTTAGATACTATAAAATTTCCAAATATTGAATATCTTATTATAGAAAATTTTGCGCGATTCTAATTGTAAATAAGGAGGGTTCTTTATCTTATTTTCGATGTCGCTATAATCTTCTATAATTATCTCATGCATTTCTAATATAATCTATATTACCTATTATCCAAGTAAATATATAATGTGTTCTAATATTTATATGAGTGTATGTAGGCATATTAGAGAACCAAAAAATTATAAAAAGTGGTTTTTAGAATTTGAGTACATAACTTTTTATTTTCTAATATTTCAAAAGTTTTCTAGAATTTCCTAAATAAAAAAAGTTATGTACTCAAATTTCAAAATAGGATTTTTAAAGAATATCTGGTTTCCTATAGACGACCATAAATGGATATAGAGCGGGTCTTATGCGGCATGCCTATGGCATGGGCTACCCTTTGAGATACTCTATGTACTCAAGGATATTTCAAAAATATTAAGTAATAATTTGTAAAAAATATAAAATGTTCAGTTGTAAAAGATTCACGCACTCTTATATTTAACGTGCGAAAACCGCTTGTTTATTTTAATAATATTTTTATCAGATAAAAATTCATTACTAACAGATTTTTTAGCGAACTCTTTAATAAGGTCTTTAAAGAATTCGTCCTTAACTTTGGATACTTCGGAATATTTTCTCTGCTGTTCCTTCCACAAATCAATATACTCCTTGTTTTGCTGATGAATATTCCCGCGCTTATTATATATTGGTATATTCATATTATGTAAATATTCTAAAATATCCCTACTATTGAAAATCTCTGGGTTCATTTTATATTTATTTAATAGTTTTTCAGGAATGTCATTATAATATCTGAATTCATATCTAGGACATATAATCTGTCTATGTTCATATTCAAACGTATTTTCCTTTATATCATCTATAAATACAAAGCGATTATGAATGATATAATCTATATTTTTTTCATTTTTCATAATAGGATACTTTTTAACAAGAGATTTAATAATGAAGGGAAATATATTAACAAGAGACTTCTTATATTTCCCATTTATAATCATAGAGTTTTCTCTTGTAAAATACGGTTTATTTACCTTTACTTTCAAAGCCTTTTCAACATTTGTCGCTAAAAATGTATTTGTATAATTATACGAACTATTAGTATAAAAGAAAATCTCCGCATTTTTAAATTTACTATTACAATATTGTATAAACTCTTTAATATAAGGTCTCAATAATCCGTCGTTTAACTCCTTCTGCATATCTACATTATTTTGTCTAATACATTTTTCTAATCTCCGTTTTTTACATAAGTTATAAATATATTCCAATACTTCTCTTTCCTTACACAATTGATTAACCGTTCCTATAATAGTCTGGTCAATGTCTAAAATTATTATAAAAGGATATTTAGACATTTTATACTTTCCTTCTAAATAATATATAAGTTAATTATTTACTATATTGAAAATGATTTCCCGCACCCACATTTAGATTTTCCACCATCACTATTTATATTAAATACAAATTTTTCCTCATATAATCCCTTCTCGTAATCTATTGTGGTTCCTTGTAAAATAAGTTCCGCTCTTTTATCAATATATACTGATATTCCTTCATTGCGCAATATAGCCTCTTTATCACCCTTAATATTTTCATGCGATTTATCATCGTCAATTCTAGAAATATTATAAATATATCCATTACATCCTCCGCTCTTGGCGGATAATAAAAACCTTCCTTTATTTCCCGCTATACTAACTAATTTTTTCCACGCATTCCCCGTAATACTTATATTCATTCTTATTATATTATTATATATTAACAGTTTTTATATTTACATTAAAATTTACTATATCTATATACTGATAAGTAGTTGTTCCAAATGCCCGCGATATTCCGGTATCCGTATACCATAACATATTATTAATAAATTTAATACCATCTACTACATTATGTCCCACAAACATATAACTACAATTCAAATTTTTTAACATTATTTCCATTTCTTCGGGATTATCTAATGCGCGCGTCCATAATATACCATCGTCGCTTAATATAATTCTACTAAATATATCAGTCTCTTCTTCACCCTTCATATTATTAGTTGTTGCGAATATCTTCCATATCTTGTTAATATAACTAACGTCCTTTTTATAAATATTTAAAACCATTAGATGTGATATTTTCAATCCCGCGTGACAGAAGAGCAACCCACCTATCTTAACAATAACAGGTCTATTTGATAGGATTTTAGATATTTGCCCCCCTGGTTTAAATAATTCCAGCCGCCTTTTTTCATTATTTGCTATGCTTTTACTTGATACATAACTGTAATTACCTAATATATTCATAAATTCATGATTCCCTATTAGAGATATTAATCGCCCTCCCTTTTCAGTCGCTAACTTATCTAAAATATTTGTAAAATTAATCATTTCTATATCTTCTATAACTTCCCAGTCGTTATCAGTCATTCTATTTAGACTATCAATCTGGTCTCCCATTTGAATAACTATTGTATTTTTAGGTTCCGCTATCCATTCTATATTATTATTTATAATTTTGGCATCTATTAAGATATTTTTAAATCTTTTAATATCTCCATGTATATCTCCAATTATAACTAATCTATCCGGCAGTGGATATTCATAAACTATATCTTCGTTATTAATATTCATATTCGTATTCATATTTATATTCATATTTATAATATAATAATAGTAATAATTTATATATATATAAAAAGATTATTAAATATATAATATATAATGACTCAAAATCTAAACATATATATAATATCTAGCGATGAATTAAAAAATAGAATAAATAACATCAATAATGTTATAGCAGTATTAAATAATCTATGTGATAAACATAATATTAAATCATCTGTTAATCTAATTAGCGAACCTTCACAACATACTATTGATAAAAATATAAATAACTTTAATACCAGAGTTAATTATGATAAATTCGAAGATGATAACGAATATAACGATTACATTATTATGCTAAATTCGTGTCAAATATCTAATTATGAAAAACAAAGAGAATTATTTAATGTAATTAAGGATAAGAGCGAAGACGATTTACATCTAATAATCGAAGATGATATTTTAATAAGTAATAGTTATATAAACAACATAGATGATATGATTAAAGACGTAGCGAATAAAGATAATAAAAATACATGGGATATTCTATTCTTATCATTGAATACCATTAAGAATGGAGAAAATTTCATTAATTATAGAGAAGTATATAATAAATTAATCACTAAAAGTTGCTATTTTATCAAACCTAAAATATGTAATAAATTATATCAAGAGAGTACTACGTTTAAATTACAAATTAAATATTTCTTATCAAAATACATAGACGATAACAAGGATCTTAAAGTATATTTTTATAACAAAAATACATTAATTGAAGGAACTAAAATAGGTTTTTATCCTTCGTCTGTAAATTCTACAAATTATTTATATTTTAATAATGAATATATTGAACTTCTCAAAATACATAATAAAGACGAAATAACAGACGATGATATAGCAAACGCCCTTAATTTATATAAAAATGTTGAAAACATGAATTCTTCTGATATTATAAATGTTATGGGAATGATATATAAAAAACGCAAAAATTATAAAGATGCTAAAAAATATTTTATTAAAGCATTAGATATGCATAAAAAAAATTATGGATATCTACAAAAAAATAGTAGTATTCTAAATAACTGTATAACTATATTTCAATATGAACAAGATTTGCTAGAAGATTGCTTAAAGGTTAAACCGAAATATTAAGATAATTTTTCTTCTAAAGCAGTAACTTTAGAATGAAGAATATTTACAACATTATTTAATTTATCTATATGAGATACTAAGGTTTCTAATTTATTATCAAGAGTACTATTAGTTGCTGAAAAATCACTTAAAGAAACGTATGAATTTAACATATTAGAAACCTCTGAAAATTTATTTGACAATTCTCCGTCGGCAACTTCTAGCATTTTAACTTTTTCTTTTAATTCATTAAATTCGCTAAACTGTGTCAAATCAACTACTTTCTCTTCAGGTACGCTGGCGCTCGCGACTTCAGAACCGCCTGAAGTACCAGAAACTTTTAATTCATTAACCATATTTTCTATAGATTGTATTCTAGAATATAAACCTACAATAGACATATTTAATATACTATTATACTATAATATTTTATTTTTATCAATTTAAATTTATTATTAAAAAATGATTATATTATTTAAATATAAGAAGAGATTAAATAATAAGATGATTGTACCAATTAGATGCTTTACATGCGGCAGAGTAATGGCGGACATCGCAGACTTCTATGAAAGCGAAAAAGAAAAACTGAAAGAAAATGATAATAAAGAGGTAGTAGATAAAGTATTTAAGAATTTCGAAAAAATCCATACAGGAGAAATATTGAACAAATTAGGATTAAAGAGATATTGTTGTAGAAGAAATTTGATTACTAATATAGATATGATGGACGTTATATAATTTGGTTAAAATATCTCATATACGGATAAGAAGATATTAAAAATAATGAATAAAGAAGATATTAAAAAGGTATCTAAAGGCAAAGATGGCAAAGACAACATATATAATAATATCGAGAAATATATTGAATCAAATATTGAAAAAAAACTGAATAGTCTTATGGAAACACTGCCCGAAAAATTACCAAAAGAACCGCAAGTATCTGAATTTCATAATATGACTTTGCGAGAACTTTATAAAAATACATTACAGACTACGATAGATATTATTAATGATATTACCGAGGCGTATAATAAATATGATTATGTCGATAACAATAATTACGCGTATATAATTATTAATATATTAACCAAAGAAGATAGAAGATTATACGTTGGTATAGTATTAATATTTTTGTCCTTCATCATTTATTTTATAGACGGTGCTTCTGTATAAATAAAAATATATAAGTAATGTTTAAAACGGAGTTTAAAATATAATTATGAATATTATCAATAATTATTATAGCGCTATTATATTTTTAGCACTAATATTTTTTATAATAAGTAAGAATAATACATCTGTCCTATTATCTATCATAATTATAATAATTATATATTATTACCTCGATTATAATATTAAGACTAATATAAATGAAAAAAATAATACTGAATCAAAGATAATAGATAAAATAGAGAATGATATTGATTCTATTAAAGAACTTAATACAAACAACTTTTATATAAATGTAAATAGCGGTAATATTAAATTTTTAGTTAAGAATAAGGAATTTATAGATATTATAAAAAATCTTCGATTCATTAAGAAATTTGATAAGACGCGTTATAATAATCTAATTATATTAATGAATAAATTGATGAAAATATACGTATATATATTATCTGATAGATACGACGTATACGAATATATCCCGATATTTAATGATATTAAAAATGACATATTTGAAATATTATATTCACTCGTTTTCGTAGTACCAGAAAGATTTAAGCATATATACGGTTTCAATCCTACAGATGAGATAAATAAATCTCTGAATTCTTTTAGAATTAAAGTCGTGAATATGCTTAAAAATCTTGATAATTATGGAAAATTAGGGAAAAATAAAAAATATTTAGATATACATAAATACTCTCCGTATGAAAAAAATAAAGAATTATATCTTCCTTAAATATTTGCTATTTGAGAATTAAAATCGAGCGGTTCAAATTCTTTATATTTAAATGATAAATTTGATAAATTTGATATATTATCCATGAAAGAAGATTCGCCTCCTTTCATTTTCTTGTCTTTATTATCCGTATTAAATTTTTTATATTTTCTATATAATTTGGGCATCACGAGCACTATTTTAGTATAATAAATATTCATATTTTTTTTACCTTTTGCGCACGTAAAACACCCGCCACTCATTTTTTTATTACAATCGCAGTTTTCACTTTTAGCCATTTTTTTACAACCTCCTCTACTATTAATATATAAATAATCTACGGGATTTGTTGTATCTGTTGTTGAAACATTAGGTTTTTGTTCAATAACAGAAGAACACTTGCTACCTGATAAGACAGATATTAAATCATCTGCTGCGCGATTAGATAATAGTTTATCTACTTCGGCATTTAAACTTATATTTCTTAAAGGAATTACTGCGGATAACAAATCTCTGCAATTACCTCCAGTTTTTTTTGTCTTCGTCATTATTTATATATAAATATTATATATATTTAATAATTAATATTAAAATATGATTGTTGAATATACTATTGGGAAAATTAAAGATATATATGATAATAATAATTATAATGAAGATATAGATTTAATTGAAACGCTTTTATCGGATAAAATCGACGAGCATTATGTTAATAGCCCTATTATTCATATATTTCCTATTATAATATCTGGAAGTATTACATTATTATTGGCGACATATTTATTAGTACGATAAAATATCCTATTCTTTTTTTAATTTATTTTTATTAAGAAGTATATACATATTATATAATGTCGGATAGTATTACTCCATTCGGAACAACTCGTTCTATTTTTTCATTGGCGACAAATGATTTAGAAATAAATGGAGATATAACCGCAAGTAAGTTTATCGGTTCTGGAGAAAAATTAACAAACATTACAATTAAAAGTATAAATGAGAGCATCTATAATTATAATAATAAGTTAAACAGAAGTTTAGGAGGTACTGGAAACAACTCGTATATTAATAAGGGCATATTATTTAATAGCGATGAAATCGAAGTATCTGGATTTGATACTAGTTCAAATTTTATATGGGATAATAAAGAAAAGACATTATTTATTAACAAAATAGATGTCGTAAAAGATTATTCTAACTATATTTTAAAATCTTCTAACACATTATCTGATAATATAATCGCCACATCGAATACTATAATAAACAATATAATAAATCATATCCAAAGTAATATTGAAATTATAACTGTAGATGGAATTCCTAAAACATCTACTAATAACTATGGGTTAGTTAAAGTAGGCGAAGGACTTTTTGTTGATAATAAAGGGGTTATATCAATTAAACCTCAAGATATTATAATTATAAGACCAGATGTAGAACCTAATTTAACACCTATAACTATACCTGAAACAAATTATGAGAAGTTCGTTTTTAAATATGACCCGGATCGCGGAACGACATTTGATAATTTTGATGGTGTTCGCAGTTCAGTAATACCATATTGGTTTAATTTTGATTATAATAAAATAATTAATAGTTCAAATATATTAAGTACTGGATATTATCAAAATATTGGCATAGTTTTGAATAATAATGTAGATGTTCAGATTAGACCAACGAGCGAAGAGAAATACGAATATACGCCTCTTAATAACAATTATTTATATTTTAACGGAACTGAAAATTCCTTTGCTTATTTTCACGAATCCGTCGATATTTATGATATTTATAACAATGTTCTTGCGATAGGAGGTAATACGGTTGGTATAACATTATCATTATGGTTTAAAATTGATGAAAAAATTACAGCATCTTCAAAAAACTCAATATTATTTTTTAGTAACGATATCTATAATGATTATACTATTGAAATTAATATTATATTAGACGCCAATGATAATTTGAATAAAATATCATTAGTAATATTTAATCTTCGTCAATTCACCTATCTTATTAATACTAGTATAGAACTGTATAAATGGTATAATTTAGTATGGTGTATAGATAGTACTGGCAGATGGAAAGTACATTTGAATGATATTAATAAAACAGATTCTATAATCGATTCTAAAGCAGTTATAGAAAATAAAAAGTATGCTATTAAAAATATTGGTAAATCTGTTATTAGAAACATCGAGACGTGTGTTAAAAAATTATCAATATCAGATGTAAGAATATATAATAGAGTCTTGACAAATGTCGAAATTACAGAACTATATAATACTAATTTTTATACAGAATACAATCTTTCATTTAATGATAATAATTATACTAAATGTGATATCTTATTAATAGGTGGAGGAGGCGGAGGCACAAATGAAGCGGGTGGAGGCGCGGGCGAATTAGTATTTATAGAAAATGCTACAATAGATAAAAAAATTTACAATGTTAAAATTGGTCGAGGTGGTTCTGGTAAAATAATAAAAAATATTGATAATGTTGATAAAACTATTCAAAATAATACTAAAGGAATAAATACTAGATTTGGAGATTTAATAATTAATGGCGGGGGGTCATATAATATAAATAGTGGCGCGGGTGGTAGTGGTTCTGGTAATGGAGGCGTGAGTATATTAAGTACGAACTATAATAATTTTATTACAGCAAATAATATATATTATAGAGGTAATAATGGATATATAACAAATGGTGGTGGTGGAGGAAGTCAATCTCCTGGATATATAATTAATGGCGGAGATGGTCTAACATCTATTATAGATAATGGTAGGGTTATTAGTTTGAACAAAATTTTTTCATTATCGGATAATAATACAGAAGGAGGTTATTATGATAGTAATACAGGTTCAAATTATTTTGCCGCGGGAGGTTCGTCAGTATCTAACGGTGCCCTGGGAGGAATAGGTGGTGGTGGAAGTGGAAGTATTAATTTTGATTTAAACAAAACATATAATGGTTTAGATAATACTGGTTCTGGTGGGAGCGGATATTTAAATCATGGTTTTTCTGGTGGAAGCGGAATAATTGTATTAAGATATTTAAATAAAGAAATTTTAAATACTGGTATTAAAAATGATATCGCAGATACGAGTAATTTTATTATATATGTAAATGATTCAATTAATGAAAGAATAACTAATTTAACAACAGATAATATAACAGAAAACAATAATAGTGTCAATAAATTTATTGTTAATAATGTTTATGATGATAACTTATTGCTTACTGGAACTTTAACAATAAATTCAGACTTGATTGTATTAGGAGACTCAACTATATTACAAACAGATATATACACAACTGAAAAAATAGATATTGTTAATTATGATAGTGATACGGCCTTAAAGATTAATCAAATAGGAGGGAATATTAATGATAAAACAGAGGTTTTATCCGTACAATATAATAATAAAAGATTATTTGCTGTAATAAATAATGGTTGTGTAGGCATAGGTGTAGTTCCGCAAGCAACTACAAATATATTAGAAGTTAGCGGAAATGTTAATATAATTTCGACTGATTATAATTATAAATTTACTATAAATAACAGAGATATAATAGGCGAAACTTCTAATTATGTCTTGGCGACTAGTAATGTCTTGAATCTTAATACAGATACAAAATTCTATAATACTACAAATTACATCTTGGCTACTAGCAATCTCCTGAATCTTAATACAGACACTAAATTCTATAATACTACGAATTATATCATTACAACGAGTAATCTATTGAATCTCAATACAGACACCAAATTCTATAATACTACGAATTATATATTGGCAACAAGTAATCTCTTGAATCTTAATACAGACACCAAATTCTATAATACTACGAATTATATCTTGGCGACTAGCAATCTCCTGAATCTCAATACAGATACCAAGTTCTATAATACTACGAATTATATCTTGGCTACTAGTAATCTTCTGAATCTTAATACAGACACCAAATTCTATAATACTACGAATTATATCTTGGCTACTAGTAATCTTCTGAATCTCAATACAGACACCAAATTCTATAATACTACGAATTACAT